TCAGGCGTCCTGCCCTGCCAGCTTGTCGCGCAGGCGGAAGCCCAGCAGCGGCCAGACCTTGTTGACCGCGTTCTCGCGCGCGATGCGGCGGCCGATCTCGGCGTTGAAGTTTTCCGGACTGGCGCAGGCGCTTTCGCCGGTCACGGTGAAGCCGTTGCGCAGCACCAGCACGCAGAAGGTCAGCAGGCTCATGGATGCGTGGACTGGGTGCCCCAGCGCTTCCAATGCCTGCCCGGCTGTGAAATGGTGCTCGCAGGCGATCTCGGCCTCAATGTCCGCAGGCGTCACGCGCGGGCCAGTGCTGGCCTTGGCCTGGATTTCCCGCTCCAGGAAGTCGGGGCCGGGGTCGATGACGGGGAGCGCCGTGGGCGCGAGTTGGAATTGGCGCTCCAGGGCACGAGGGTCGGGCGTCGCCTCGCAAGGATGCAGCGCATCGAGCATCGTCTTGATGCCCGTCGCCATGCTCGCGGCGCCGCGGGGGTTCAGCGCCAAGTGCGATGCCGCGCCAGACACCAGTGTGTATTCCAGTTCCTCGCGCTGGGTGCGCTGGCGGTATGCCGGCTGCGCCTCGGCAGAGATCTTCTCGGCCGCCTCGGCCTTGGCGGCTTGGCCGTTCTGGTAGGGCATCCACTCGCAGCAGCAGTACACATCGCCATCCTCGGCAGGCTCGTGCTGTCCTGCCAGTAGCGGCACGCTGGGCACCTGGATCGTCTTGCCGACGTGATCGGTCACGATCAGGTTGACCATGTGGTCGTGGTGCACGTAGACGATGCCTGCATCCATCGGCTGATCGGGATTGAACTGCGTCAGCGTCGGGTTGCTGGCGAGAAATTCAGCGCTGGGGCGGAACCAGACGCGGCGGCCCACGGTGGGCTTGATGATGGGATTGGTCATTGAGGGCTTTCAGGTAGCCGCCATCCGGGCGGCGCGGGCCGGACGGCTCAGAAGTTGGCGATGCGCTCGCCCAGGATGGCGGACAGCTCGTGCAGCACGTCCAGTTGACGGCGCAGGCGGTTCTGCTCGTCGGTCGGCAGCGTGGAGAACACCTCGGACGCGCGGATGAACGAGTCCAGGCGCGAGATGTCTTGGTCGCGGGCGATCTTCTCGTCCAGCACGCGCTGCTGGTGCGGCTGCAGCGTGCTTGCCTGCGGCTCGGGCATGTCCAGGGCCGTGCGCACGAAGCAGTCCTTGGCCTCCAGCAGCTTGCGCATGCCGGCGCTTTTCTCGGGGCCATCGGGCAGCAGCGCTTCCAGGGCCTGGGCCACGTCGCCCAGGGGCTTGCTCACGGCCTGCAGCTTGACCGGCAGGTGGGCGTAGGCGAAATACTTGATGGTGGTGGTGGGCATGTCATCCTTCAGGAGGGTGGGCCTGCAGTCGGCAGGTGTGGCGGGATCACTGGCCAGGCTGCGCGGCAGGTTGCCGCATCAGCTGCGTGCCCATCAGCAAGCTTTGCCACTTCCGTGTATCGGCTGCTGCACTGTCCGAGTAGCTGGTTTGCGGTTGCGGCGTACTCGCGGACGGCGGCGGCGGGAGCGTCGGCAATTCGCTGCTCGGCATCGGACAGTTGCTTGCGCAAGCTGTCACGCTGGCGGCCAGCGCGGTCAGCAGCAGCTTGGAGAGTGGTTTGCTTCTGGATGGCATCGTTCAGGACTCCTTGGTAAACGCCAGCGATCAACTCGCCCACCTTCGCCACGCGGGCGTTGGCTGCGGCGCGCTCGGCGGTGATCTGCGCGTGGTACTGAGCGGACCGCAGGCGCTCATCGGCCAGGTCGGCGCCCAGGCGGGCGTCCTGGAAGAACCACACCAGCAGGCCGGCCAGGACGGCGGCTGCGGCGTGGGTGATGGTGCTCAGGCTCATGGCTTGCTCCATTTGCGGTGATTGCGCCAATAAACGGCCCACAGCGCGGCGTTCAGCGGAATGAAGCCCCAGGCCTGCGCCACCACGATCCAGACCAGCCACAGCAGTTGATTGACCAGCCCCACCAGCCACGCCTTGGGGTGCAGGTTGCCGGCCAGCAGCGTCATCCAGATGGTGATGGCCGACAGCACCCACGGCAGGTAGACGACGATCAGTTGCCCCATACCACCCGCCACCAAAACCACGGGTCGTAGAGCATGTAGAGGGCGATGGGGCTCATGTCGTCCCACCCTCGCGGCACAGCGCGCGCTCGGCCTGGCGCCGGTTCTGCAGCCCCTGCACATACACGCCGTTGGCATAGGACCAGTTGGGCGCGCCGCTTGGCGTGCGCGCGATCAGGTCGCAGCCGGCCAGCACGTTGCCCGCGTTGATCTGGAGCACGGCCTGCGAGCCGCAGGCGCCGTCCTTGCCCACGTTGACCGCGAACATGACCAGGCCGATCAGGCGCTTCGGGTTCAGGTAGTCCCAGTTCACGCAGCCCAGCACGGCATAGCCGTACTCCAGCAGCGTTATCTTGTTGACCTCGCGGCATTGGTCATCGGTCAGCTTGGTGCCCGGCTTCGCGCTCCAGTCCGTGCGGCCGGCGCAGTAGGTCGGGACGTTGTCGGCCAGCTTGTCGGCGTAGACCGTGGTGACGTTGCCCTCCAGGCGCTCCAGCGTGGCATAGGCCAGCGGGGATGTGAGCGCGGCCAGCAGCGCAGCAGGGATGACACCCTTGCGCGCGATGCTTGCCGGAATGCCCGGTGCGCGAGGGATGGTGACGCCCGTCATTCGTCGCATTCCAGACGGCCCAGGTCTGTATCCATGAGAGGGAGGCCGCGGCGACGATCCTCCTGCCGCTCCTGATCGCGGCGGGCATCGCGGCGCCACTTCCACACCAGATACCCCGCCTGCAAGGCAACGAACAGCATGGAGGCCAGCACCAGCCAGTCGCTCAGCGGCAAGCCCATGACGCGCGCACCGCTCGCAGCTGCAGCGCCAGGTGCGGACTGGTAGGCAGCCGACACCAGGTCGTGCTTTTGCTCGGCGCTCAGGTGCTGGTTGATACCCAGCAGCGCCAGCAGGGATACGAGACGTTTATTCATGAGCCCGGATGATTCCGGGCGGTCGCTTCAGCGTCGAACCCTATACGGGGGCCGACCCGTCACACTTTCATGAAGCCGTACTTGATGCGCGGCGCGATCCAGCCCGAAGGGGTCACGTCGCCCGTCATTGCGTACCCTGAGCCGGGTACGCTGCTTGCGGTGAGCAGTCGCCCCGGGATCAGGCCGAACCGGCCGTACAGCGTGCCGTAGCTGCCCGTCGAGTACATCGATAGCGCAGCGCCTGCGCCGATGGTGTCGTTCGCGATTGGGTAGCAGTTCGCCGCGTTGCTCACCCATGTGATCAGGTTGCGACCATCAGGCATCAGGCCCCATGCCGTTGCAGCGTTCACCGTCGTCTGCACCATGCTGCCCACTGCTCCCGTGGCCGTCACGGAGCACACATAGAACACACTGCCTGAACTCGTCCTCGCCACGATCACGCCCGTGTCACTAACCTCTGCGCGACTGAAAGTTGACGTGCCAGACGTACTAATAGGCGGCGACCCGAGCGGTACGTACTTCGTGCCGTCGAATTCAAAGACGTAGATGTATGGTGTGATGTTGTGCCAGCTAACCATGTACCGCTTGTTGGGACTGATGCACAGACCCGCGCCGCTGGCGCCCACGCCGCCCTCATCCACCAGGGTTCCCGCGGTGCCAGCAAACGCGATCGAATGCAGGTATGGCGCCACGTTCGAAAGCAGGTAGAAACGCCCATCGGCCCCGCTCACGACGCCGGCCACAGTCTTGCCCGTGAAGATGCTGGCCACGTTGCCAGTAGACCAGGTGGATGAGAGAGCACGCGCGTAGAACGCCCCCCCTGCAGCGGTAGAGAACCCGAGCACGGCGACAGTACCTGCGCCTGCTGTGCCAAGCGCCGCGCATTTGAATGCCACAGTTGGATTCGCACCCCAGGAGTCCCGCGTGTAGCTGTAGCCGATGGTGCTCTTCCGCAAAGGTATTGCATAAGGACTGGCGCTCATCTGCAGCAGTGCAAACTCATCCGTAATGTCCAGCACGCCCTGCGGGGCAGCCCCAGCGGATTCGATAGTCGCATCTGCGGAAAAATCGACGCCCGAAGCCCTGGCCATGTACTGCTGCAGGCTTCCCGGCGCATCGGCGTCAGCGACAAAGGCGCCGTTGCACGGCAGCCAGTCAGGCAGCGCGTAGCGGGCGGGATCGACCGAAAAGGCCAGATCACCCGTCTGCGCAGCTCCAGCCCCCGGCAGCGAGTCGCCGGGCGGTAGCTGCTGGACTCGTCCTCCGACGCGGACGAGAGGCCTGCGAATTGCCATGGGTACGCCGCCTACAGCACCACGTACCCGTCATCCACGGTGATCAGCTCGGTGGCCGACTTGGCCTTGCCGAGGTACTGGCTGATCTTGTTGGCATTGCCCGCGTCGGTCTCATCCAGCGGGGTGTTCGTGACGCCGCCAGCAGTACCGAGCCAGTATTCGGCGCCCGGCGTGAGTCCCGTGAGCTCGGAGTTAGTGCCGTCGAGCGGGTACACGGTGGCGTCAGCGGCCGAGGCAACAGCATCGAGCACGTAGCCGTCAGCCGGGCGGCCATTGGAGTTATCGGCCAGCCGGACCTTGGCGGCGCCCGCATCGGACCAGATGTTGACGAGGTTTCCCGCGCTGAGCGCCTCGCTGGCCGGGATGATCTGCGTGTCGGCGCCAATGCCGGCGGGCATCATGGACATGTCCAGCTTCCCATCGGGGCCGAGTGCGGGGATCTTGCCGGCATCGCCCGCGCCAGCGCTGGCGGCCTTTGCCTCCATCTGTTTCGTCTTGCCGCTGATGCGGGCGAGGAATCGTTGAGCCATGGTTTAGTCCTCCAGTGAAATAGGGTCTTGAATGTCCAGGTAGAGCCTGGCCGGAGATACGGCGTAGCCGATCAGAATGTCGAATCCATCGGCGGGTGGTGCCTGCGTCAGCGCACCGCCCGCGCCCAGGTACACGGGCCCAGGCGTCCAGGTCCAGGCCGTGTCGTCCACCGGGCCGGAGCGCTGAACGGTCACGTCTCCTGCCGATGGCGTGGCCGTCAGGGTCAGGCCGGAAATCAGGTAGACGTGGTCCATATCGTCGTAATCGACGGGCCGCACGACGCCCGCGGCGTCTTCCCACACCACACACAGCGCCGAGAGCGGCGCATCCGTCTGGCGCACGAACGCTGCTCCACCAGCCGGACCGGGAATACCTTGCTGACCACGCGGGCCTGGGATGCCGCGCGTGACGACAATCGTCTCTGGCGTGGCCTCATGCTCAACGACAACCGTGCTTGGCACGCTGGTGACAACGGAGCCGCCACCGGCATTCACGATTGCCGTGCCGCCCGGCGCCGTGACTACGACCGTCTGGCTCACCGCGTGCCCTCCGGGCTGAACTGGACCGTTATCTCGTACTGGCGCTCCACGTCGCCGTTTGACCGCACCACTTCGACGTGCCCGACTGCCTCATCGAAGCGCAGGCCCTGGGTGTCTTCGGGCTGGAACACCAGGGTGAGCGTGTTGCCGGCAAGCTCGATGCCGCCGCCCTCGGTCGTCAACTCCAGCAGCACCTTCGTGCTGAACACGTCAGAGCGCAGTTGCATGCGCGCCATGCAGCCGGCGTAGTCCTCGTCCACGAAGTCGCCGGGCGGCACGGGCTCGCCGGTGCAGGCGTTCACGTAGCCATCGCACTCGCTGCCCTTGATCTTGTAGGGCACGTAGCGGCGCACCAGGGGAACGCGCTGGGTCGTGCCCTGGTACAGGACGATGGAGAGGACGGCCGGGGTGGTCATGCCCGGCAGTGTTCCGGCTGGGGCGGGTTCCGTCGAACCCTATACGGGGTATGCGGATCAGCCGGTGATGGACTGAGTCACGTTGCCGCTGATGCTCGCGGACGCCGACACCGCACTCCACGAGCTCGCAACCTTCTGCATGCCGGTGGCGAGCATCACCTTCGCCGCTTCCATCCGAGCGTCGTTCGCGTGCATCACCGCCTGCGCATTCGCGCTGGCCACGCGGAAGTTCAGCTCCTTGCCTGCCTCGTACTGCTTGATGCTCGCCTCCCATTGGCGCATCACGGACTGCGCCTGCGCTTCGGCCGCGTGCGCCCCAAGGCGGTAGCCGTCCACCACGATGCTCGACGTGCGCGCGGCCGCATCCATGCGCGAGACTGCGGCCTGCAGCCGGGCCTTCCAGCCGTCCCACTCCAGGCCCTTCGCGGAAACCAGCGCCTGGAACTTCGCCACCTCCACCCTCGCCTTCTCGGCCTGCGCGCCCACCTTCGAGCCATAGGCCCGCGCCACCGCGCCCACGGCCTCCACCTTCGCGGCTTCGGCGCTCACGCGCGTCTTGTACATCTCGGCCTTGGCCGTCTCGGCGCTGACCGTCGCAACGAACGCGCGCACCTGCTCGCCGCCGGCCTGGATGCGTGCGCGCTCCAGTTCCACCAGGGTCTGCGCGGCGCCCACGCGGGCCTTGTAGATCTCGACGGCGGCCATGCTGCCCTCGATCTCGGCCTTGTAGCGGTCCACCAGGCTCTTGTTGATATTGGCCTTGGTCTCCTCTGCCGACAGCAGCGCCTTGAACACCTCGACTTTCGACAGCTCGGACTTCACCACCGTGTCGTAGGCCGCGGCGTAGGCCTGGTACCCGGCCAACAGCGCCTTGAAGTGCTCCAGCGCTGCGTTGTGCGCCGCGATGGCGTTGTCCGCCGCAGTCTTGGCCGCCTCGAAGGCCAGCATCTCCAGCTTGTAGCAGTCCTCCAGCAGCGTGCTCTCCAGTTGCAGCGCGGCCTGGATGCTGTCGCGCATGTTCTGCTGCTCCAGCTCGGCCTGCTTGATGGCGATGTCGCGGCTCAGGCCCGAGAGCTTGTCGTGATACTCGCGCCGCGCGTCGGCCAGTTGGCCGGCCAGCACGCCGCTGGGCAGCGGGAAGCCCAGCGCCTCGGCGCCGCGCAGCACCTCCTGCTCGCGCGCAAGGGCGATCTGCGTCTCGCGGTCGCGCGCGCGGTCCCAGATCTGCTGTTCCACGGCGGGCACGATGCCCGAACCGCCCTGGATGCGCGCGTTCAGTGTGGCCTTCAGGTTGTCCAGCAACTGCGAAGCGTACCGCGCGCCTGGGCTGTACTGGAACGGTGTCGGCTGCAGGATCGACAGCTCGGGGATGTCGTCCAGCTTGTCCAGCCACTCCTCGTGCAGATTCACCCCGCCGAAGCTGTGCGTCTGCAGCGCCAGGAACTGCGGCGCGTCGGGCAGCATGATGTCCGGGGCATCGGGAATCGCCACGTCGCGCACCTCGGGCAGCGCAGGCGCCTGGCCGATGGTCAGCACCGGCGCCTGGCCGAAGTCCAGCGTCGGCATCTGGATGTTCAGGTCATCGATCGCCACGTCGCGCATGGTCGCCGTCAGCCCCCCGGGCTGCCCGCCCGGCTCGGTGAAGTCGATGCCGGGCAGCGCCGGCATGTTGGGGATGGCGGGCAGGCTGGGCGCGGCCATGGTCTGCCACTGCACGCTGATCTGCGGGGGCTGGTAGATGCTGTCGTTCAGCGCCCGCTGGAAGTCGGCCACCTCGCGCGACGCGGTCTCCGCAAGCCCCACCGATCGCGCGTATTTGTCCTCTACGATCTCTGCAGGTCCGTTCAAATCGGCCATGGTCATACCCTCCGTGTTTTCGATGCTGCCGTCAGGATCTCCACGCGATCCAGCGTGAAGGCCTGGCCGGCCGGGTTGCTCAGGCCGAAGCCCAGGTAGTTCTCGCGTATGCCGCGGCCCACGGGGCAGCGGGTCTGGCCGGCGGGCCGCAGCGGGAAGGTATAGGTCCAGTTGTCCTGCGCGCCGTGCACCGTGAACTGCACATTGCCCTGCCCCTGCATCGACAGGTAGACCATGGCAATCGAGTGCTTGAGCGTCGATTCGCGCAGCGTGGACGGCAGGCGCAGCGACGACACGACGGGCTGGCCGGCGTCGGTATCTCCGCCGAATGCGAACAGCCCCGCAGCACTGCCGCCGTGCGTGGGCGTGATGCTCTGCCAAGCAGGCCAATCGTATTCCGACACGGCGCCGGTAAGGGTGTTCGCAACGATTGTGCGCATCAGAATGCTCCTGCCATTGAGAGGTCTACACCTGCGGCGGCCAGCTGCGCGGTGGTTGGCGAGATGTGTAGGCCGCGCATGTCCACGACGAACGTCTGCGGAGCGAAGCCTCGCACCGCCTCTGGTATGGATGGATTGCACTGCAGACGCAAGTACGCTCCCCGGCCATCCGGGGAACGCACATAAGTCGCCTGAACAGCTTCAAGGAAACGCGACGGCTCGGGGAAACTGCCGCGCGTGGAACACTGCGCCACAAACATATTAGGTGAGGGGCGCCAGAAATAGCTGAAGATAGGAGCACCGTCCATCAGGGTCGTCATGACGGGCGTGCCATCGGCGAACGTTCCGATGGTGTCAGAGATCGCAACCATGGGTACCGTCCACATGCCACTGGTGCCGATCGCATTGTGGTCCTCAAGATAGTCAGCCGTGTGTACTGCGGGCACCCCGTATGGGTAGCCCAGCATGGGGTGCAGTTGGGCTGCCGCGACCCTGTAGCTGTAGTCATGCGCCCCCGCCACGGCGGTGTAGAAATTCCTCGTCTCGCCGCCGCACCTGAGCACGACCCGCACACGAGGCAGATCGGGGAGCGGTTCGCCCGGCGACAGGTAGTACGTGACATCGTCGTCACCAATACCCGTGCGCTCGTAGGCGGCGCTGCCTGAACCCGAGAATCCGAATTCGCTGTAGCACAACAGATCTAGCTCTGGATCGAAGACCAGCAAAGCCCTCCGGGTGACGGACCACGCATATGTGGAGGAACTATTACCAGTGTTTGACTCCGGCGCGCCCGTCCACGTATCGATAAACCGGTGCCAGTAAAGATCGGCCGTCTCCGTTGTCTGCTCATCGATCAGTCGCAGTTCGCCAAACCGGCCTACCTGGACATTCTTTGTCCGCCTGTACTCCATCGCGTGGGTACCGCTGACTTCATAGGTGTGGATCGCCGCATCAAAGGTGGCTTCATCGACGAATTCAGGACGCTGGGGTGGCGTATCCCCGCCGCGCAACCCGACCCCCACGATGGACCCGCTCGCCTGCCCTCGAAACGAAGACTCATACGATTTTTCTGTCCTCGCAATCAGCGGTAGCAACTCGCTGCCACTGAAGAATGGCCCGAGTATCTCGTGGGTGACCTGGCTGCCCTCCGCGGCATGCGACACCTCTCCACCAAGGGTGAACGTGCACTCCTCGCGGTACGAACCGGGGGCGCCCGTAAGGGTGTAGCTCGCCAGGATGAAGACCGGGGCCGAGTAATCCACCCCGATCCCAAATCCGGTTGACCTCGAATAGGCTCCAGCCTCGCTTGCAGCATCCCACCACATAAGCACAGGCGTACCTGGGGCGAAGGAATCTCCAGGAACCCGCTGCGTAACAACGGCCCCACCAGTGCGCGCGTCAAACACCTTCAAATCGGCCTCGACTCCGCGATACCTCAGTGTGCCGCTGATGACCCCCGGCAGGGTGCGCGCATCCACGCGAACGTAGGTCGTGCCTTTGTGCGATACATCGGCGGCATAGGCTTCCATGAGCCCGCCGTCTTTGACGATCTTGTACTGGTCACCGGCAAACGGCGGAAGCCGATCAAACTGGCGCGTGAACAGAGTGGCGATGCGCCGGCCGTTGCTGGCCGAGGCAAGGAACTGGCGCCCGTTGCTCTCGGCCCAGGTAGACGCTGCGGGTGAGTAGATTTCGCCCACCAAAGCGAGGGAAATGGCGGGGTACGTCGGCGGCTCCTCGTACTGAGGCTTGATGCCAGACCCCTCCGCGCCCGTCTTGTCCAGATTCACCGGGGTGGACGATCGGTAGAGGTACAAACCGTCCCACGACTGGACGGCCCCGGAGAGGAACATAGCGCGGTGGCTCTCGTCGAAGCCGACGAAGGACAGGGCGCTCAACCCTTCCGCATCGATGGGCATGCTGACGTAGCCACCGAGCTGCTGCAGGCGCCCCCCTCCATTGAACTGCGGCATTCCGGGATAGAAATACTCCGCCGGTTCCGGCGCTCGTATGCCAGTGGTCAGGATCTTGGCCGTCGCCATGGACCCGCGCGGACCTGCACGACCTGCGACCGGCAACGCCGGCCAGCCGGTAAGGCGCGCCAGTGTCCACTGCGCCAGCCCCTCCCCTGGCGGCGAGAGCACGAAAAAGGCATTACCCGCCCCGGGCTCTCCGGCATCCGGATCGAGGAACCAGATGCCGGGGCGCACTTCATCGGAGAGCTTCTTGTCGTCAACGACGGGGTGCAGCTCCATGAAAGCCTGTGCACCAACGACGACGATGCGATAGGCGGACCCATCCGGCAGTCGCCCTATCTCCGTGGGGTTGGGTACGGGTGACGTGCGCGCCACCGCGCAGAAGCGGCTGAATACCATGCGTGCAGCCGCAAGCTGCTCAGCACTCGCCTGCCCGCCCATCACCCGCAGCGCCGGCGGCGCCGCGCCCAGCAGGGCCGGTGCACCGCCGACGGTGAAGGTGTAGGGGTTCCACAGGCTCATTGGGGCACCGCCATGTATTGGGGGATGCCATCCACCCCCTCGCGGAAGGTCGCGCAGACCTCGGTGGCCGTGGTGCGGTAGCGACCGCCGGTGAGGCTGGTGGTCTGGCCGCCGCCGAAGCCCGCCACGATCTCGCCGCCCGCGATGCACAGCATGGCCGTGCCAGCACCCGATCCATCGCCCAGCTTGATGCGGTCGCCGGGCGCGGACACACCCGAGCCCGGCACCACTGGGCCGCGGCGGGTCGGCGTGTAGGCGAGCCCCTCGAAGGTCGCGCCACCTAGCCAGATCAGATCCTGCGTTGTGCCCACGTAGATCCCGTCGTCCACCGGCTGGATGGCTGTGATCGGCGCCGGCATCTGCCGGAAGTCGCGCCAGTCCGCCAGGTGTGGCGCATTCGGCCGGCTGGCCCACAGCACGTTGCCCTGGGCGACCAGCACGCGGCCACGCCAGAAAGCCGTGATCGTGCCCACGGGGAACGGCTGCGCACCCAGCGTGCGGCAGGGCAGCACCAACGCGGCGTTGCCACCGGCATACTCGAAGCTGCCACCCGTGGCCACGCCCGCAAAGTAGGCGCCCTCCCCGTCCTGGCCGCTCAGGTAGACGTTGACCGCATGGCCCTCCAGTTCGGGCAGGCCGTCCAGGCGCAGGCCGCCCTGGCTGATCGTGACCAGCCCGGAGCTGATGGCAGGGCCTTCCAGCCGGTCCGCCAGACACACATGGGTCAGGTGGTAGCGGTATTGGCCGGGATGCAGCGCGCCGAAGGCGTCGTCCGTCGCGCCGAGCGACGCCGGCGCGGGCACGCTGCGCTCCATGCCTGCCACGCCGTCCGTCACGCCGTGGATCAGGCCATTGGTGTACGTGGTGCGCCCGTCGGGCAGGTCGCAGTACCAAACCCGTTCCGGCCCCAGCGCCGGGTGTATGACGTGGCGCGCGCCGTCCGAGTGGATGGCGGTGAGCACGCTGCCGCAGGTCGCCAGCATGAAGCCCTGGGCCTGGTGCAGGTTCTTGTGGCATTGGTCGGACACCTCTGCATATCCACCACGGCGAGCGAGCTCACCCGTCAATCCGATGTCAACGTCCGTTGCCTGTAGCAGATCATTGCCGTCCAACCGGCGTTCGGGCAGCACGTTGTTGATGCCCGTGAAGCTCTCGAATGTCAGCACGACGCCCCCCTATCCAGAGCCGGAGCGCCGAAGCGCGCAGGGCGCAGCGCGCGGGCGCGCAGCGCAACACCTCCGAGCGATGGCGTCCCGAAGTTCACGGGCCGAAGACTCGTAGCTGGGAATGGCATGCCCGCAATGGCCAGGCCCGGCACGCCAAACCGGACGTGCCGCAGGCTGGACGCGCCGAAGCGCTGCGACAGCGCCGGCACACCGAGGCGCGCGGCACGCAGTGGCGCGACACCGGTCGCAATGGCCAGGCCCGGCACGCCGAACCGGACGGGCCGCAGGCTGTCCGCAGGCTGCCCAGCGCGCAGGGCCGGATGACCGAAGACGGACGGCCGCAGACTTTGTGCAGGGCCCGCACTCATGAAGGACTGGAACTCCGGGACGCCGAAGCGAGCGGGCCGCAGACTGCCGGCCGGGAACACAGTCGCGCTCGGCGGCATGCCGCGCACCACGCTGTGATCGCCGAAGCGGACGGGCCGCAAGCTACTGGCCGGCGCGATCAGGTCCGTTCCGTACTTCACGCTCGGCGCGCCGAACCGGACGGGCCGCAGGCTGGCAACCACCAACCGTAACGACGGTACTCCGAACTGGACGGGCCGCAGGCTGCGTGTCTGGCCGCCCCCCTCACCGTCGTTGATCGGTGCGCCATTGATGAGTGGGTAACTCATGGCCCGGCCTTACACCCCTACGATCAGACCGCGCCAGTAAAACCGGCCACGGAATGTCCCCCCTGCGGGCGTTTCCAGCCGAAAGCGCAGCTTGTAGTGCATTGCCCCGCCAGTGGTAACGGGAATGCGGTGAACATGGTTCTCTCCTGCGATCTGCGACAAAGCAATGTTGTCAGCAAACAGCCCAGGATCATCGTCCGCGCCGATGGACACGCTCGGCGCAGTGGTTGCGCCGTATTCGTAGCAGATGAAGCCAACCTCGGTCACCATGATGCGTGTGCCTCCGGGCAAAAACTCCACGAGTGCAAGGGGTGCAGGCACTGCGACCCACACCCCCACATCCTCGTCGTTCGAGTTCAGCGCCATAGGACACGACCCGTAGGTGTCGAAATTCGGGAGCGTGGTCGCGTCGGAGTGGCTTTCTCCGGGGAACAGTTCCAGGGCGTAGTGGTACCCGGTGGCCGTCGGCGGCTTCACCAGGCTCCCATCGGAGTAGTAATTGCCCGACGTCCATGTACCGGGGGTGCCATCACCCAGATGAACGAACGCCGTTGCGCCGACCGACTCGTGGGTCATGTTCATGTCGATATAGCTGTTATCCAGGCTGTTCGTTCTCACCGCCGCGGCAACAGGCTGAAGAGCGTGGACCCCAGAAATCTGCACCGCCTTGTACGAAGCCTCGACACGACCATTCATGACGAACTGGCCGCTGTTCGTGGTGGTTCTGAACTGGCGCCCGTACTGAGCCTGCGGATCGTCCTCGATCCCGAGTCTTGGCGCGAAACTCTTCAGCATCTCGGCCGTCACGCGCGCGGATATCTTGGTGCCCGCCGCCCAGGGCTGTGCGGAGGTGCCTTCCATGCCCCGCTCCACAGTCAATCCCAGGCCAGCGCTCTCAATGACATGCACGATCTCGTAGAGCTGCGGATAGTCCGGGTGTGCGAGTGTCGCGCGCTGGAAATCGCCCTGGGAAATCGCCACAAAATTAACCGCCCACGGTTCATTCGCAAGCGTGATCGTCGTGGAGGTATCGTCTATCCCAGAAGCAAGGGTTCCGACCGCGTTATCGGAGAAACGTTCGGCCATGGCGCACCCTTACACCAGGGACAGGATCTTGAAGGAACCGTTCGACCACGGAACGGTCACGTCGCCACCGTTCGTGGAGAACGGGAAGCCCGTGATCTCGTCCAGGTAGCACAGCAGCGGCGAGGTGGCTGCAGAACCCGTGCTGCGAAACAGCGCGAGCGCCTTGGCCGTGTTTCCAGGCGCAAGTGCACCGAATGCGGGGTCGTCAGCATCGAGCACGCCACCGGTGATGGACTTGTTGGTCAGATCGACTGCTGTGCCCACTACCGTGCCCAGGTCCGACAGGAACTCATGGGAGTCGCTGTAGGTGTAGGAGCTGGGCACCAGCACCGCGCTGATGGTGTGGGTCAAGAAATTGACCTGGGCGCTGAGGATTTTTTCTGCGCCCTTGGGATAGAACTTGTTGGCCATGCGGGACTCCTGCGGGGGTATGCCCTGCAGTGTCCCGGTGGCTGTTGGTTCCGTCGAACCCTATGCCGGTTAGCGCACCTCGGCCGCCATCTCCCGCATCTGCTGGCGCAGCGCCTTGGGCGCGGTGTCGGCGATCCGCTGGGTGCGGTCCTTCCCCATCTCGCGCACCTTCTTCATGATGTCGGGAATTTTGACGGTGATCGGCAGGTCCGGGTTGTTGCGGTTCCAGGCGGCAAGCCGGTCGCGCACGCGCTGCAATGCATCCTCATCCTTGCGGAACAGCGCATCCGCCCACTGGGCTTTGATTTCGCTGCTCTGCTGGATGTAGAAGCTCTTGGTGCGCAGCTTGAAGCCCGTCGCTTCGCTGTCCTCGGCCACGCTCTTGGGCTGGAAGCCCACCATCTTGGCCAGCGCTTCATCGAGGGTCACATCCATGACCTTGTAGCCCTTCGTGTCCTTGTAGATGCCGCTGGCGGCCATGTCGGCACCCTTGAAAGCATTGCGCACGGCCGTTGGCGCCACTTCCAACGCCGCACGACCAAGTGCGCTGGCATCGCCCTTCAACACACCGCCGATTGCCTCGCGCGCGCCCGAGAATCCCCGGGCCACCAGGTCACCGGCTGGTCCGGCAATCTCCAGTAAGTCGCGCATGCGATCCTTCTTCTCCAGAGCCAGGCCGGTGCCAGGGATAAGGTTCTGCATTCCCAGGCGACCGCCGACATCAACCGGCATGCCGGGCAAGCCAGTAATGCCCTGCTCCATGAACTCGGACAGCTCCTTGCCCACGATGCTGCTCAGAAACTCCTTGCGCGCCTGCTTGGTGCTGAAGTTGTAGCCCATGAGCTGGCCGGCACCGTCGATCAGATCCTCGGCGTCCTCCATGAACGGCAGGCCGCCCGCGCCGGCCATCAGCAGCAGCATGGCCACCGACCAGCCCACGGCGCGCTTGCCCTCGGGGCCGCCCTGCGTCCACATGCGGTGCATCAGCTCCAGGTACGACACGCTGTAGGTCTTGAAGGTGAACAGCGTGCCGCCTATGGCGCCGCGCGCCCACTTCGGCTTGTTGGCCTTGCTGTACAGGAACTGGGTTTCCAGCACCGCCTTGCGCGCGAACTCGGCTGGGCTCTCCATGCCCCGCTCCTTCGCCGTGCGGTACGCGGCGATGAAGGTCGAGCGGCGGTTGAACTGCTCGGCCAGGGCGAAGGGTTGGCCCCACGCCACCTTGACGCGCTCCCAGTTGTTGGCGGCGGTCGCGCGAGCATCGCCCAGGCGGGTGCCGTCGCCCGTGCGCAATGAGCCGGTTCCCCGGGCCTGCGCCATCAGCTGGTGGATTTCCTGCGGGCTCACGGTGCCGTCGTCCACGGCGTCCTGCAGGGCCTTGGCCAGGTCGGGCTCGTACTGGAAATTCTTGTCCGTCCACGACTTGCGCATGTCGTTCAGCGCGCGCGCCATCTGGCCGGCTGCCTGCTTCATGCCGCCGTACTGCGACAGCCAGGGCATCGTGATCTGGAAGGGCTGGGTCATGTTGACCATGGCCGAAGCCGCCGACCCGCCCAGGTACTGCGCGAACAGCATGCCGCGCACGGCCTGCCCTTCCTCCTGCGGGTCTTGGATGTAGCTGCGCAGGCCCATGGCCACGTCGCGCAGCTCGCCCATTTCCTTCGGGATGCTCTCGACCGCCTTCTCCATCGTGCCCGCGTTCAGCCCCCCGGAGCCCAGGCGGGCATTGGAGTAGACGAAGCTGGCAAGCACGCGGCCCACATCCTCGCTGTAGCCGTCGATGCCCTTGCGGTGGATCAGGCGCTTGAGCGCGGAGTGGTTGTTCTTGGCCAGTTGCAGGTAGGCCTGGAAAGCCTTGTCCTTGGCCTCGCCGCCGCTGCCGCTCAGCCCCAGCATTTCCCCGAACTGCTCCAGGCTCTCGGGGGTGATGCCCTGGAACAGCTTGAATGCCTGCTGGCTCATGGTTCCCTGCGTGATCGCCGCGCCGGGGAACACAGACGCCATCTTGAGCTTCATCTGATTGGCCTCGCGCTGGCTCTCGAACATGCCGAAATACTGGCGCTCGCCGCCCTGGTCCACCACATCCACGGTGTACCGGCCGAAGCGCGACAGCGGCGCGTAGCCGTGGTCCATCAGTTCGTTCGCCGTCTCGTGGCGCGTCACCACCTGATTGCTGATCTGCAGCAGGCGGTCGGCCTGTTCCTCATTCTCGCGCGCGTCGCCTTGCAGCGTCTCCACCACCAGGTCAAAGGCGTCCCGCAGGGTTGGCTGGCCCAGCACCGCCTCGCGCATCGGGGCGTAGGCCTCGCCCATCAGGCGCAGCATGTCGGTGCGGGCGGTCATGTCAATGCTGCGGTCGATGGCGGCACGCGCCTCCTGGTACAGGCTCACCTGGCCGTCGCTCAGGCCGAACAAGGTTTTCAGCTCTTTTGCACTCCAGACAATGCCGGGCTTGAGGATCGTGCTCTCAAATTTGTTGTTGATGATGGCCTCGAAGCGGTCGAGCGGCTGGCCCTGCCACACCTTCAACATCTGCGGCTGAATCTTGCCGGTGCGCAGCAGAATCTGCGCCTTCTCGTCCGCGCTGGCGTTGCGGTACTTGTCGTTGAGCGCTTCCGTGGTCACAGGCTCGCCGTCCAGGTCGCGCGCCCACATCAGCGTGCCCTCGAACAGCGGCTTGGCCACGGCCTTGTTGTCGGCGGCCGTGATCGGCTTCTTCTTGAGGTCGGCCAGCGTCTCCACGCGCGGCATCAGGCGCGGTGCCGCGTCGGCCGCGTCGTTGGCCAGCATGGACACGTCATCGATGAAGCGCTGCGCGGCGTCGAACACCGGCTTGAACTGCGGCACCCGCTCACCCAGGTGGCGCATGGTGCCCACGGTCTTGTCCCACAGCGACACCTTGCCCGGGTGGGTGAAGGTCTGCGTGATCTGGTCGATGGCGCTGGACTTCAACCGGTTGAAGTCGGCCGCGCCGAAGTGGGCGGCGTCTTCTGCGGGCGCTGCGCCCTGGCCGCGCGCGCCACGCCCGCGCAAGGCCTTGTCCTCGCCCATCACCGCCACGCCCAACTCCAGCGCCTTGGATAGCGCATCGGTCGAATCCTGCTGCAGCCCCAGGATGGAGCGCAGGATGCGCACGAAGCCATCCCATGCCGTCTTGAGCGTGCTGCCGCTGGGCGCCTCCATCTTCCGCAGCGCGCGCTGGAATGCGGGATTGGTGAACGCTTCGGCCACGAACTCACCCACGTTCTTCATGCCGTACTGCCCGGCCGCGCCGCTCTGGCGCTTGACGTGCTCATACAGGCGGCGCATCTGCAGCGAAGCCAGCCCCTTGCGGTCCAGCGCGCGCAGCGTGGCCGCGTGGATCATCTCGTGCATGAAGATGTGCTCGGCCTGCGCCTGGGCGCCGGGCGTCAGAGTCAGCGTGTCGTTCTTGCGGCTGTACTTGGCCAGGAAGGTGAAGCCGTCAGCCCCACCCATGCTCTCCTGCGACAGTGCCACGGCGGGCGCGGCCCCGGTCTTCGTCAGCAGGCGTGCCACCTTCCGGTTGAAGGGGCTGCGCGAGGTGCCCGCGATCATGCGCAGGATGCTCGCCGCATCGCGGCCCTCGCCCACCATGTCCATGATGGCGCGGTCGGTCGGCGTGCCGGTGCTGGTCCGGCTGGCGGCCCGCGCCTGGCCGCCCTTGTAGAAAATCCCCTTGGCCTGCTCGCCTACCAGTTGACGCGGCTGCCGTAGAGCTTGCTCCAGTAGTCCGGGTCTTTGGCTGCTCTCTGTACGTGCCAGGGTATTGAGGAGAATGCCTCTTTTAAGCGTTCGCTCCCCAGCGCCTGCCGCTCGCACTCGGCCAAACTTAGATGCCCACCCTCGTAGCACCTCATCAGAAAGGGGTGCGCCTTGAGAGTTGCGGAAGGTTCCGGTGGTGAAGTCGTAGCGGGCGCGGCGAAATTCGGGGACATGGGCGGCAATCGAGGCCAGCGAGACATCGATCATGCGCTGGATGTTGCCTATGGTATCGCCACCACGCCACTGCAGCGCAGGAATCCCGAGTTTTTCGTCACCCTCGACCTGGCGGGCGTGCGGCTCCATGTGGTCGGTGCTGCCGTGCTTGATGGCCGACGAGATCATGGCCTCCAGGCGGCGGCGCATCGCAACGTCCGACAGCCCCGTAGGGTCGCCGATGAACACCTTGCCCTCGCTGGCCGCGTAGTCCATCAGCGCGGCGTAGATGGCATTGCCGCCGTCGCCCTCATCGAGGCGGCTCACGTCCAGCCACAGCTCGTTGCCCTTCTCGTAGACGTAGAAATCGCGGCCCTTGGCGGTGCGGAACATCAGCTTGGTGTCGGCGCCGCTCTCCTGGCGCTCGTCCTCAGCCGTCACGTCGCCCACGAACTTCACCGATGGGTCGATCTGGCGCAGCGCCGCCTCGGCGGAGCCAGCCCGCACCACCGGGTTCTGGAAAAGCTCGTCCACCGCGGCCAGCTCGGCCATCACCTCGGCCGCGAAGGTATCGGCAGGCGCGGCCCGCACGCCGGCATGCGCCTCGTCCGGATTCTCGTCGGCTTCGGCCTGGGCCTCGGTGGTGGGCTCGGCCTGCTGCTTGCCTTCCAGCAGCGTCACCAGCTCGGCCAGGCGCGCGCGCTTGGTGGCCAGCTCCTGCGCCTTGGGGAAGCCCTCGCCCTTGCGCGCTTCCAGCGCCGGCAGGTCGCGCTCGGCCTGGGCCATCTGGCGCGCCAGGTACTCGGGGTCGGTGCTCCTGGCGTTGCGGTAGATGTCATTCACCAGGCTCTGCAGCAGGCCGCGCAGATTGGTCGCGGTCAGGTCGCCAGTCTGTACGTTGCCCGAGTGGCTGGCCACCGTGCGATCGCCGTCCATCAGGGTCAGGCTCGGCTCGTAGACGGTCGCGCCGTCCTTCATCGGCATGGGCACCAGATCGCCCACCAGCTGGTAGCCCAGCATCTCGCCCAGGGCGAAATTCTGCAGTTCGTCCTGGCCCTTCATGGCCTGGTTCATCCGCTCTGCCGCCTCGCGCGCCGCGGCGGTGCGCTGGGTGAATACTTTGCCGCCCACGGTCGCGGCGAACGGGTCCACGTCACCCAGGGCGGCCGTGATCTGGTCGGAAATACCGTCCTTGGTCGTCACGCGCCGGCCGTTGATGGTCACGGCGTAGCGGGCCTTGTCGTTGCCGCCCTGCTGGTCCTTCACAATGGCCTCGGCCGCCGCAAATGCGTCCTTCACCGTGCCGTAGGCCTTGCCCTCGATGGTCACGCTGCGCGCGTCCTGCTCGGCTTCCAGCGCGGCGATGGCATCCTTGGCCTGGGTGCGGCGCTGCTCGGCAGCCTCGATGCGGCCCGGGTTGTCCTTGATGGCCTGGCGGGCGAAGCGAAGTTCGTCCTCCACGCCCCACATCTTGCGGCGGTGCGCGCGCTCCTGCAGCTCCAGGGTCTGGATTTCGGACTCGACCTTGACGCGCTCCAGCAGCATAGGATTGCCCGAAGCCAGCGCAGCCATTTCCGCCATGCCCACAGCTTCCTCGTCCTCGAACTCCATCGTGAAGGCGCCGGTGTACTTGCGGATGCCGTTGATGGTGCGCAGCTTGGTCGCGTTCAGGTCCCACATCTTGGCGTCCGTGGTGCGCTCGGTCGCGTAGGCCAGCAGTTCCACCTCGAAGTCATCGCCGTACTTCGCCAGCAGCTCGTTGCCCTGGCGGATCGCGCGGCCCTCGCGCTGCTCGATGTCGCTGGGCTTCCAGGTCACGTCCACGTGGTGCAGGCCCACCACGCGCTGCTGCACGTTGGTGCCGGCGCCCATGCGCGGCGTCGAGCCGATGAGCACGCGCACCTTGCCGCCGTTCACGGCGTCGAACAGCGCGGCCTTCTGCTCGTCGTTGTTCGCCTCCTGCACGAACCGGATTTCGTCGGCCGGGATGCCCGCGGCGATCAGGTTGTCCTTGATCTGCTGGTAGGCGCTCCACGGCGAGGTCTGCGCCAGGCGCAACTCGGCGATTTCGTTGCTGTCGTAGCGGTCCAGGGCTTCCTGGGCCGCGTCGAATGCTTCCTGGTCATCGACGCGCAGCGCCTCCGAGCGCTTGGTCAGCAGGGCGTCGTACTCCCTGATGATCTTGTCGTCGCCCTTGGCCTTGGGCACGGATCGGTCCAGAAACACCAGCTGCGTGCCCTTGTCGTCACGCCACTTGTCGTAGATGCGCTTGACGTTCTCGCTCACCACCTGCAGCTTGCCGCCTTCCTCCTGGCTGGCGCTGCGCGGATCCACGGCGCGAATGTCCAGGGACAGCTTGCGCGCCCGGTCCATCAAGCGCAGACGCTCGGCGTTGCGCTCGTATGGGTCTTTGATGTCCTCCAGGCCATCAAAGCTGGCCATCACCGCCTTCAACTCGGCATCCTGGGCTGGGGTGGGCTTGATCGTCACCAGTTGGCGGTCCTTGCCCCCGGCGATCTTGGGCACAGGGAAGGCGGCGCCGTCGTTGTCCTCGGCGTAGAAGCGCTTGATGTCGTCCAGGCTCACCGCGTCCGTCACCTGGTAGTACAGGTCCATCAGCGAGCGCATGTTGGACCAGGTGCGGCCCAGGCGCGTCACCTGCTTGAGGCGGCCCGATTCGGTCGGCTCAAAGGCCGGCGTGGCCTCCACGAACTGGGCGCGGAAGGCGTCGAAGTGGGTCAGCCCCATTTCCTCCAGCGAGTCGGCGGCGAGGTAGCGCAGCATGGTGAACATCTCCACCGCGCTGTTGCTGATGGGCGTGCCCGTCAGGAACGTGACGCTGCCCGTGGGCTGCTCGCGCAGCACGCGCACCTTGTTGTACAGGTCGTTCGCCTTGCGCGAGCCGGTCTTGTCGCCCATGCCGCGCACGCCGGTCAGGTTGGACGAGTAGTAGAGGTTCTTGAACTCGTGGGCCTCGTCCACGGTCATGTCGTCCACGCCCAACTGCTCGAAAGTCAGCAGGCGGTCGCGCACGCCCTCGGCCAGGCGGTCCATGCGGCCCTGGATCTTCTCGGCCAGGCGCTCGGCCTCCTTCACGCCGAAGGGCTTGCGCCGGCCACCGTCCTGGCCGTCCTCGCGCGCCTGCTGCCATGCGTCCTCGATGGCGGCCTGGGCCTGGGCCATTTCCAGCTGCAGGTAGCGGCTTTCCGTCTCGGGCGCGATGCCGATGAAGCCGAAGGACGAATGGGGCACGATCACGATGTCCCAGTCGCCCGTGGCGATCTTGCCGAACAGGCGGCGGCGGCGCTTGGCCTCGAAGTCCTTCTTGCCGGCGGCCAGCACCTTGGCGCCCGGGTACAGGCGGTACACGTCCGCCTCCCACTGCTCCACCAGGTGGTTGGGCACGACGATCATCGGCTTGCGCGACAGCCCCATGCGGCGGCGCTCCATGGCCCGCGCGATGGCGGTGAAGGTCTTGCCCGCGCCCACGGCGTGGTCCACCAGCATGAAGCGCTCGTAGATGCCGCGCCAGATGGCATTCATCTGGTGGCGGCGCATCTTGATGAGGGTGTCCGGCACCTTGCCGGGCAGCTGCAGGTGCTGGCCGTTGAACTGGCGCACCACGCGGGTGTTGAACTTCTCGTTGAAGATGCCCACCAGGTGCTGGCGCCGGTCGCCGTCCTTGAACACCCAGTCCCCGAACTCGGCTTCGATTTCGCGCGCCTTGAGCCCCGCGAGCGCGGTCTTCTCCTTGTCGATGTAGGTGTTGCCGTCCGCATCGCGGCCCGTCACCGTCACGGCCTTGCTGTTCAGCACGCGCGACACGATGTAATCGACCGGCGCCCCCTCGGTGCTCCAGTTGGCCATGGCCGCGCGGTCACTGCTGTCCAGGCTCACGTTGAAGCTGTTGGTCAGCGGCGAGAACGACACGCGGGCCTTCCCTCCTGCCAGGTGCTGCACGAAGTCCGCGTACACGTCTGCCGGCACCCAGGTGCCGCCCAGCGTGACCGTGACGTTTTCGGCCGTCCAGTCGGCGGGGATTACCCTCTCCAGCGCCTGCACGTTCTGCGCCATGCCGGCCGCGCGCGCGGCGTTCAGCTTGCGCTTGACCAGGCCCGACAGGTAGGCGTCGGCCGTCTCCCAGGTCTGCGTCTCGGGGTCTTGGAACACCAGCGGTTCATCGCCCTGCTGCAGTTGCTGCGCCGCCTCGGCCTGGTTCACGCCCAGCAGCGAAGCGATGCGCTCCATGTCCACCCGGCCGCGCTCGGCCAGGGTGATGGCCAGGGCATCAGAAGCCGTCGCAGCCTTGGTCGCGGGCTCGTACTTCGGCACCACGCGCTCGCGCAGGATTGGCGCGGCCGTTGCCTGCTCCTTCTGCGCGGGTAGGCCCGAGCGGGCGGCCTGCTCGGCGGTGCGCGCAGGCTGGTAGCCCACCTCCAGGGCCGCCACCAGCCCGCCATCGGGCATCGTCATGGCCATCTTGAGGTTGGTGGAGCGGTTCACCGGGCCGTTCGCCTTCACGAAAGCCTCGTATGCCTTGGCCAGCGCCTTGCGGTTGCCCTCCATCACGGCCTGAGCCGCGTCGGCGGTTTCCAGCACCAGCTGGCGCTTGAGCAGGTCGCGCAGCCCCACCAACCCCTCCAGGCGCTGCATGCCCAGCTTGCCCAGGCGCATTTTCTCGGGCACATCGGCCGGCGTGTCGAACACCTTGCGCTCGTACAGGTTGCGGCGCGTCTCCTTGCCGTCATCGCCCAGCGCCTTGAGCTTGTTGCCCTCGGCGTCCGTGGCCTGCTCCAGCACGTACCACTTGCCGCTGGCGTCCTGGCTCAGGGAGTCGTGCCAGGGACTGGCCTCGTTGATAGGCTGGTAGGCGAGCTCGTAGTCCCCCTCGGGCGTCTCGCGCTCGATGACGCGCAGTAGCCCCTCGGGCGTGCGCTTGACGTGGCCGGCTTCCTCGTTGGCGACGGCGATGCGCAGGGCGTCGCTCATGCTCTTGTGGCGCGCGGCCGTGGCGGCCAGCACCTGCTGGTCGAAGTTCTGGATGTTCTCGGGCAGGCGGGCCACGGCCTCGCGCAGCAGCGCGCCCAGCTCGGCCGGCCTGTCCAGGCGTACGGTGATGTCGGCGCCGTGCTGCGTGGAGCCGGAGCGCTCCAGCACGCCCAGCACGTTGCGGGCGTTGTCGCGGAAATAGGCGTTGACCGTCATGGCCTCGCCGCCCAGCGGATCGGGCACCTGCACGGTTTCCACCCAGGCCGGCACCAGCGCGGCGGCGGCCGTGTCGGCATCCTTCTTCTTGGCGGCCACCTTGCGGTACTCGGCCACGGCCGCCTCCATGGCAGCCTGCGCGCCCGCGTCCAGCTTCTGGAAGATCAGGATGTCCGTCACCACATCGGTGCGCGCGTTCTCCTTGAATGCCGTGTCGGGCAGGCGGAAGGCGGCCACCAGCTTTGCCTGCTGGGCCAGCGCCAGGCGCGTGCTCTTGTCCTGGGCGTCCATGAGGAAGCGCGACACCACCATGGCCTGCAGCCCCCCGGGGCGCAGCGCGTCCATGCCGGCGCGGAAGAACTGGTTGTGGATCGACACACCCTGCAACTCGGGCTTGAACTGGAAGCGCAGGGACTCGCTGCCGAATGGCGGGTTGCCGATGTTCAGCATGAAAGCGTTGTCCGCCACCGGCACCTTCTGGAAGCCGGAGTGCAGCACCGTCGCCTGCGGGTACAGGGCCTGGCCGATTCGCGCCGTCAGGCTGTCGTACTCCACGCCCACGAAGCGGTTGGCCATGTCCTTGGGCGCCAGCCCCAGGAAGTTGCCCGTGCCCATGGACGATTCCAGCACCAGGCCGCCCCGGTAGCCCAGGCGGCGCACCATGTCCCACATGGCGGATACCACGGTCTGCGACGTGTAGTGCGCGTTGCGCGTGGAGCGGCGCGCGGCGGCGTATTCCTCCTTGGTCAGCAGGTCGCGCAGCGCCTCGCCGCGCTCCTTCCACTTGTCCTTGAAGTTGCCGCTGATGGGGTCGGGGAAGGCACTGGCCAGGCCGCCCCAGCCCACGTAGCGCGCCAGCAAGGCCTGCTCGTCGGGGCTCGCGCGGCGGCCCTCGGCCTCGATGTGCTTGAGCGCACGGATCGCGGCCAGGTTGTCGTTGAACTTCTGAACCTCGCCGCCCTTGCCCAGCTCCACGTCATCGGTGATCTGGAAATCGGCGGCCGGAATGTTCGGGGCGCTGGCCTCACCCCCGGGGACGGCTACTCGGCCATCGTCTTCCGGTACGCGCGCTCCTGCGCGGCTATTTCCTTGCGCTCCCACGGCGCCAGGTTGGTGGCGGGCTCGGGTTTGAGCAGGACGAACTGCGGGAGCGCCACTTCCTCCGCTTCGTGCTGCTGGAAGCCCTGCGCCATTAGGTCCAGCACCTGCTGCTGCGTTGCCTTGCCGGCCGTCTGCAGGGCTTGCTCCAGTTCCCCGCTCGCCTTCAACTCGGCCACCTTCTGCGGCAGCCACTTGGCCCAGTGCTTGCGGGCCATCGCCTCGTATGTCTGCGCGCTCATTGCCTGTCTCTCCGTTCTGGTCGGCGCCGGCCGGCGCTTCGTCCATGGTATCGGTTTCCGGTTCTGCCGGGGTGGCGTTGTGCGCCTCGATTTCCGCCTTGTCCTCGATGTCGATCACCGCGCGCTTGGTGTCAACGCCCTGCTTGCCGCCGGCCATGGCGATGTAGGCGCCCTGCAGGTGATCCAGGGTCAGCGCATCGGCCGCGGCCGCGCCCAGGTGCTCGCGGATTTGGTCGAGCGAGAACTTCGCCGCGTCCTTGAACTTGTGATACCCCAGGCGGAAAGCCGCGTCGAGCACGCGCGTCAGCACCGGCAGCAGCTTCTGCTCCTGCTCGGGCATCATGTTCAAGCGCGTGCCCTTGCCCAGGATGTCGCCCAGGTCCGCCAGGGCGTTCATCAGGTCGGCCTTGGCGCGGGTCTGGTCGGCGCTGGGCTTCTTCTTGACCGTGGTGGACGGCTGCGGCGCGGGGGCTGGCGAGGCCAGCACGGCCCGAATGTCATCTGCCGTGAAGTCTTCTTCCAGCTTCATGGTGACAGAATCCACTTGCGCCTCTGTAAGCCCAAGAGGGCGTAGCTTTTCGATCAGCGCAGCCTTGTCGATGTCTCCGTCAACATACGCTCGCACTGCCGATATGGCCGGGTTGATCTTGTCGGCGTCCTTCATATTGGCGGGCGCTTGTGCTGGAGCTGACGCGGCTGTGGCTTCCGCCTCCAGCTTGGCCAGCAGCGCGCGCTTGGCAGCCAGCGAGGTCTTGCCCGTGGCGCGCACGCCCTTGGTGTCGTTGTTGGACACGGCCACCTCGGCGTAGAAGTGGCCGTCCATGTCCTTCGTCACCACGCCGCCCGTGCGGCCGATGCTGGCCAGCAGGCGCTTTTCCTCGGCCTCGCTCCAGGCGGCTTCCCTCGGAGCCAGCGCAGGCGCGGCGCGCTTCTTCGTCTTGGTCGGATCACGGACCCATGCCTTGAATTCGTCCTGCGTCATCTGCGTGATGGCGCCCAGGCCGGTCCAGCCCCTCTCGTAGTTGCCCAGGTACGTGGCGCGCGCGCCGGCCTCGTCGGCCGCGCCCATCACCACCTTGTGCTCGTCAAAGGAACCATCCTCGTTCACCTGGTCCACCACGAACACCGGCAGGTCGGGGTCGGCGGCGCGGTTGGTCATGAACACGTCCACGTGGTCCTTGTCCGCGCCCACGGAGCCCTTGAAGTAGCCGTAGTGGTTCTTGAGCGGCGGCCACTCCGGGCGACGGCGGCTGCCGGCCGGGTTCTCGATGCTGATGTCCAGGCCGTTGAGGCGAACGTGCCCCTTCTTGTAATTGCCGGCCTCGATCTGCGCCTCGGTGGGCGCAGGCAGGTCGTTCTTGTGGCTGGTCGCGGCCTCGTGGGCGGCGGCGGTCACTGCTGCGGTTTCGGTCTGGGCATCCTGCCGCTCAGTCGTCAACGATTCGTTGACAACTGCCTGGCGCGGGATGGCGGCCGGCGCCGGTTTGGCCGTGGCACCAGGGCCGGCAGACCGCACCGTAACGGGCGCGGCTTCGGCCTGGACCTGGGGCGCGATGGCGGCGGCGATCTTGAGCTTGATGTCGCCGTTCAGGTTCTCCCACTGCGCGCGCGGCAGGTTCTTGGCCAGGACCGGCTTGACCCCATCCAGGCGCGCGGTGATGGCCTGGCGGTCGGCCACGGGCATGCGCGTCCAGGCCGCGCCAGCGTCATCGAGGCGCTGCGCACGCTGGGCGCGCGCGGCGTCGTTGGTCAGCCCTTGGGCTGCAGCGGCAGGTGCTGCGCCAGCTTGTTCAAGGCCGGCACCTTGTCCGGCAACTGCACCGCCCGGCGCTGCTCCTGCTTGCGCTGGTTGCGCGCTGCCTTGCTGGGCTTGAGTGGTTTCCGCGCCATTGGTTTTCGCTCCTTCATTGATAGCTGATTGCGCGGTTTTCGCGCGGGTTTGAAGCTCTTTTTGAATCTTTTTCTGGCGGCCGTGGTCGGCGGGCAAGAGGCTGGCCAGCTGGTTCAACTCCTCGGTGCTCAGATCGGGCAGTTGCTTGCGGTTCAACTGCGCCAGGGTCGCCACGCTGGCGCCCTCGGCCTTGGAGCCAGGCGCGGCCCGCGCCGCATCGCTCGCACCCTGGATGTCGATGCGGTCGGGCACCGCGCCGGCATCCTCTTGCACGCGGGCAAAGGCGCTGTCGGGCGCGTCGGGCATGCTCGCGGCGGCCTGCTCGGCGCGCAGCTCAGCCTGTAGGGCGTCTTCCTCGCGGTTGGCGCGGCGGCGGCTCAGTTCCTGGGCCAGCTGGCGGCGCACATCCTTGGACTGCGCAGCGCGGAAGGCCGTGGACAGGTCGGCATCGCTCCACTGCGAAACGCTGGTGTCCGAAATCTCGCCAGTATTCGGGTCAACCGCTTGCGCTGCCGTGCTTTCCCGCTCCTTTTTTTGATCCGCAGGCTTCGCCTTCTTGGCGTCCTCTGCGGCCTGGGCCAGCATCGTGGCCTGCTGCACCTCGGCGCTGGCGCCGGTATCCACGGCCAGCGCGGCGGCGTTCTCCAGCGTGCCGGCAGCGGGGCCGGGGCGCAGACCCATGGCTTCTGACGGGCGCGGCGTGGTAGCGCCCGTGGACTGATAAATCTCGTCGTCCGGGCTCTCCATGGCGCGGCCCGCCGCGATCTGCGCATCGCGCTCGGCCTGAGCTTGGGCCTGCTGGCGCGCCAGCGCGGCGGCACCATCGGGCGGCGCGGCCTGCGGAACCTGGGGTTCGCCCTGCTCCTGCTCCTGCAGAGCCTTGAGGCGCGCGGCGAACTCGTTGCTCACGCGCTCCAGCCCCGCATTGGGGGCCGCAGGCGGCGCGCCAAGATCGGCCGGCGCAGCATCCCCGGGAGCGGGCGCCCCGCCCTGTTTGCCCCGGGCGGCGGCCTCGTGCAAGCCATGGAAGCCGGACGCGCCAGCCCCCATAGCCCCACCGGACAGCACGCCCATGACGGCTGCCGAATCCAGGTCTTCGTACCAAGGCTTGTCCAGCGCGACGTTCTGGAAAATCTGCTCGGCCATCGACTGCGGCAGTTCCTCCAGGAAGCCCTCGGAAATCGCGCCCTCGATGACCTTGCGCGGGATGCTCTTGACCGCGGCGTCAGCCACCAGGGGGTTGGCGGCGGCGCGCGCGGCCGTGTCGGCGGCCTGCTTGTCCAGCCCCTTCATGCCCTGCGCCAGCATCGTGTCGGCCTCGCCGATGCCCAGGCGGTTCGCCACCTTGCCGCCCAGCGCGCCGAATGCGGTCGTGGCAACGCCCGTGGCGCCAGCCAGTGCCGCCTGCTCTGGCGTCAGCAGCCCATCCTTGGTTTCCTGGCGAATCTGCTCGGCGGCGGAACCTGCGCCCGTCACACCTTCACCGATGGCGCCGGCTGCCCAGGGCGCCACGCGCGGCGCGGCGGCCAGCAAGCCCCGCGCGGCCACACCGCCCGCGCCCATGCTGGGCAGGGACTCGCCCACCGCCGTGGCGATCAGGCTGGGGTTCTGGATGGCCGTGACGGTCTTGTCCACGATGCCATCGGCCGCCTGAAACTTGCGCTGCGCTTCCTTGGTCGCGTCTGAGTGCCAGTCGTTGGCAACTTCCTTGGCCTGCTTGAAGCGCAGGCCCACCGCACCACCCTCGTTCTCCAGGAACTTGCCCACGGCGCCGCCCGTAGGGATGTCGGCCAGGCCCACCAGGGCCTCGGGCACGCCGATGGCGCCCTTCACAGCAGTAGCGGCAACGTCCTGAGCCCAGCCTTTTAAGCCGCGCGGCGCGGCGGGAGCCTTGTCGGCATCGGGGCCGTAGTCCTCGTTCCAAGGCTCGGCGCCGCCATCGGCCGCGCCACCACCGTACTGTTGTTCCCAGGGTTTCTTTGCATCGGTCATGCGCGCATGCTCGCGGGCGCATGCCGATGCGTCGAACCCTATGCTGGGGCTGTCTTAGACCTTTTCCCAGTTGGCTTGGTCATTGGGGTTCCCGCCCTTATAGCGGTAGCCGTTGCGCATGTCGCCCAGCTTCGGCATGCCCGTCGGCTTGGCCTCTGCCGCGCCGGTGTCGGCCCGCACCACCTGCCCCGTTTGCGTGTTGTAGCGGTAGATGCTGCCCTCGCTGGTAGAGCCGTCCGCGTTCTTCGTGGCCGGCGTGACCTGGATCTTCCAGGGCGATTCGGCCTGCTTGCCTGACAGGTCGCGGATTTGCTGCGCGATGGCGGCGCGTTCCTCGGGCGTCTTGGCGGCCTCGTAGCGCTGGTTCAGCTTCTCCTGGCGCTCGCCCTGGCGGATGTCGAAGCCGCGCACCTGCTTTTCGAGGTTCAGGCGGCCGGCGTCAATGGCGCTGCGGGCGCCAGCGCGCGTGCTCTCGCCCTGCTCACGCATCGCGGCACGGGCGGACTCTCCCTGTTGCTGCATGCCTTCGCGCTGCAGCCCCGCGTTCTCACGCATGGCCGCTGCATCCATGCTCGGCTGCAGGCCGCGTGCGGCGATGTCGGCCGCCAGTGCCGATTGATACGCGGCAATCTTTCCCTGCGGGTCTCCCTTTGCCGTAGGCCCGCGCGTGCTCCATGCCTGGGTGCTGCTGCCGCTCTGCCACTCGGGGCGGTTCGTGATGCTGCTGGCGCTGACCTCCAGGTTGCGCAGGTCGTTGCGCGCCTGCCAGGAGTTCCCGCTGTGCAGTACCGTCGGCGCGGTGACGGTGCCCGGCTGCTGGGCCGTCATCACGCGGCCGATGGATTCCTGCTGCGAGCGCGCGGCCAGCGCATCGGCGGCTGCCACGTCGCGCGCGCTGGGCAGGCCGCGCGGCACCGCACCGGCAATGGCGCCGTCCGCGCTGTCGGAATAGCTGTTGCCGCTGCGAAAGATGCCTGGGGCAATCTGCGTTGCGGCAGGAGTGGTCGAGGCGGGCACGGGAGTGCCAGGGTCGCCCGGCGCTGGATTCGCTGCACCACGTTCAGCGACAGCGGCGGGCGAACCTGCAGCCACGGGCGCGGTCGGCGATGCGCCGGGACGGGCGACGGCGGTCGATGCCGCTGGGGGAGGGACTGCCGGCGTGCTGCCCATGCCAAGGAACTGCTTGCCGGCGTCCACCACGGCCGGGAGCACCGCGCGCGCCGCGCCGCCGATCACGTCATCCGCCACGGCGGGCGCATAGGCCAGCGCCGCACGCGCGGCCTCCCCGGCTGCCGCACCATAGCGGCCCTGACTGGCCAGGTCGCCGATGGCCTTGCCCGACTCATTGAACACGGCGCGCGTGCCCGGCATGAAGCCTGCGGCGGTGGGCGCAGTGGCGGGCACCGCTGGCGCCGGCACCGGGGCTGCACCAGCAGTGGGCGGCGCGGCCAGGCCGCCCGTGGGAATCTGGCCGATGGACTGCGCGCGCTGCGCGTCCGTCATGCCCTGGGGCGCCTGGGTCGGCGTTGCTGCCGGCGCGGGCTGCTGGCCGATGGAGGTCGGCACCTGCGCAAAGCGCGCCGCATTCTCCGGGCTGGTGTCCACAGCCAGCCCGGACGCGCCGCCCGTCCTGGCGCGCGCAGCTGCTGCTTCCGACGCTTCCTGAGCGGAAGCCGCGGCGGCTTGGCCTGCTGCCGCGCTGTCCGCGCGCTGCTGCTCCATGGCCTTGAAGGCATTGCCCATGTAGTCCTCACGCTTGGAGCCAACCAAGCCTCCATCAACGAAGAACAGGGGCGGCTCGGCCTGCTGCTGGGCGCCGGGCGCGAAGCCGCGCGCGGCCACGGGCGTGTGGGTCGCGCCCTTGATCTGGTCCAGGGCCTGCACACCGATGGCATGCACCTGCTCGGGCGGCAGCTTGTATTCCCCGTTGCTCAATTGCACGGGCACGCCCTTGGCGTCTGATCCCATGGCTGCGAGTTGCTGCTCGCCCACGGCCTGGGTGCTGTCCGCGGGCATGATGTAGGTGCCGCTGGGTACGTTGTCCGACACATCGTCAGAAGTGCCGGTACCGGGGCCACGCACGGGCCCGCCGTTGGCAAAGGGTTTTGCTTTGCCGCGCATGGAGCCGGGTTGGAAGCCTCGCATTGGAATCCCCTTGTGTTACGGCAGATAGACGTGGGTGTGATGCTCCACATCCACGCGCGTGGCCCGGCGCAGATCGCTATCCACCGGCGGGCCAAAATAGTCCGTGAACTGCTGCTCGGCCAAAGCCGCGCGCTGCAAATCAGAAGTGTCAGCGTCTGGAATGCTGAAAGCCTTGTGCAGCGCCCATGCGATCAGGTGCTTGTGGCTCGCCTCATGGATTTCAGGCTTGTCCATTTCGTTGCGCAAGCCCTTGAGCGGCAGGCGGTAGGCCTCCAGCAGCAGCCGGTCTCCCGGCTCAATCACGCCCACAACCCGCAACGAAGTCTCGTTCTGCACCGCAAAACGCGCCGGGAACTGTGCATCACGCCAATCAGGCATCTCGGCATCCAGCCACTCGCGCGACTTCAAATCAATGCCTCGCGCCTTGCCCCCATTGCCGGGGCTCAGGCGCAAGTTGATGATTTCGTAGAGCTTGGAGTGCAGCGCGTAGGTGTGCTGTCCAACGGCCAGATCCACCTCGCACATCGCGGGCAAGGCATCCTCGCGCAACAGCCGCGCCCGCATGCACGCCTGCACCTGGCCGTCATTGAGGAAATCCGTCACCTCCTCATCTGGCCAGAAATACGGCTCCACCTTGTCGCCGGAATCCGTGCGAAAGCGGCGGATCAATTCGGCCAACGTCATGCAGGCATCCCGTACTGATCGATGAAGCCACGGGCCATGTCGCGCGCCTTGGCCACGCTCACGTTGCCGGGAATCTTCTGCTGGTAGTGCTGGTCGGCCCAGGAAATCAGGGCCGCGCGGTCCATGGACTCGATGCTGTCCAGCATGTCGAAGCGCGCGTTCTCCTGCTGGCGCTGGGTGTCCTCCAGCGTCTTGGCCGCCTCAAGCTGGCGCTGGGTGTCCTCCAGCGTCTTCTGCTTCTGGCCGTCCGGGTCCGTGTCATCAGGCTTCGCCGCGTCGCCACGCTTGAAAACGTCCTGGTGCTGCAGGAAGCGCACTGCCAGAGGCTCGGGCAGCATGCGGGTCTGCCCTGGCGTGAAGGTCAAGCCGGAGCGGTAGATGCGGTCCTTGAAAGGGTCGTCCGTGCCCGTGTAGGTCACGGCAACGTCTTGGGAAGGGGTCATGTCATGTTCCAGTCAATGAAGCCATGAAGCGGGCCGAAGCCCGCCCCGCTCCGGCCACCGCTTAGCGCGGCCCCATGCGCTCGCCGTGGACGATGAAGTCCAGGCGCGCAGCCTTGGCGTTGGCCGCGCCCGCGTGCGTCCACACCAGGTAGGCCTCCTTGGCCAACTGCACGGGCGCCTTGGCGCTGGCCGTGCGCAGGCGCGCGGCGGCCGCGCCGTTCAAGGCCGCGCCGAAGTAGGCCGCGTCCTGGGGCGCTGCGGGATCGTCCACGCCGTCGCAGTAGATGAAACCCAGGTCGCCGGTCGAGCTGGCCGTCATGCCCGTGGACACGATCACCTGGGCGTCCTCCAGCAGGAAGCCCTGGGGCAGCTTCTCCAGGATCACCACATCACCGATGCCGATTGCGGCGGCAGAGTCGGAGTTGATGACGGCGCCCGCTGCATTGGTCTGCAGTGTCGCGCGCAGGGTGGTGAGGTTGCCGTAGGGCGTGAAGCCGCCGAACTGCTTGTCACCGATGAACTTCTTCTTGATGGTCGCCATGTCGGCCTCCAGAGATTGAGAGAGGGGAAGGAGTCAGGGCCAGCCGCGTGTGCAGCCGGCCCCAGGTCGATCCATCAGCCGCGCGGCTTCATGATCTTCACGGCGGTGTCGAGCACCGTGACGCCGTGATCGGTGATTTCCTTGTGGTCGCCGTGATCCACCAGGAAGCGGATCTTCGACATGCCCAGGATGGCGCCGATCAGGATTTCCAGCTTGTCGCCGTGGTCGCCCTTTTCCTCGCTCCAGAAGAACGGGATGCCCGAGTGCTCCGAGGCGCCGAAGGCCATGGCCAGGGCCTGGCCGCCCAGCAGCAGGCCGCGGTCCACCGCGAAGGTCGTACCGAACGATGCCGGCACCTTCACGGTCGATTCCGTTTCCGAGTCGTAGGCGGCGCAATACTTGATGTCGTCGCCCGCGTAGAAGCGGATGGCCTTGGGGTTCTTCAGGATCAGGATGCCGTTCCACAGCCCCGCGTCCCCCAGGAACAGCGGGTGATCCTTGGCCAGGCGCGCGCGGGCGTGGGCATTGGCCTGGAAGGCGCGAAAGGCCGGGTCCGTCGAGAACGTGCTGTACTGCGCGGGCGAAGCCAGGAATACCCGGATGGGGCTGTCCGTCGCGGCCTGGTCGTTGTCGAACTCCACGGGCGGCGGGGGCAGCGGGATGCTATCGCCCCAGGCGCGAACGGAGTCGAGCACGTCCATGCTCAGGGTGTCGGTGGTGGAAATCACCAGTTCGCCCGCGTTGGCTTTCAGCTCGGCCACGCTGCCCGCGCCGGCCACGAGGTGGCGGTTCTTGCTGGGCGCCTTCACGCGGTTGACCATGATGTCCGCGAACTTCGGATGCGTGTCCACGGGCACAGACCACTCGATCTTGTGGTCGTGATAGCCGCGCGCGCCGGACAGGTGCACCAGGATGGACTGGTCCATGTACTGGTTCATCAGCTTCTGCGCCTTGGGGCGGGCCATGCGGCGCTGGTCGAACGGGCTGCGCAGCGTCGTCATGGTGTTGCCCATGTCGATGGGGAAGCGCGCCTGGTTCACGCGCAGCTTGTCCTCGCTGTAGGACATGCCGATGCCCTTGCCCTCGGCGTACTCGCTGCCCATGATCGGGTAGCCACCGATGGGGTTGTCCAAGTGGAAGGTGATTTCGTCACCCTTGTTCTTGGTCAGGTTGTCCGCACGCACGATGGGCATCGAGGTCTTGGACTGGTTGCCCTTGGCGGCGGCCACGGCCGCGTCCACCTTGGGCATGGAGCCCGTCAGGTGGCGCATCTGCGTGTTGCGCTGGCTGCAGGTGCTGAAAACACCCACGGCCTGCTGGATCATGGCGCCCGGTGCGCCATGAGGGGTATTGGTTTTGGTTTCCACGTCTGGCTCCTTAAACGGTGCGGTTCAGCCAGGCCTCGATCTGCTCAGGCGTCATGCCTTGCGTCGCACTGAGCATTTCGGGGCCGGACATATCCGCCGTGCGGTCCAGGGCGGTAGCGCCGCCCGCGTGCCCACCAGGAATGCTGGAAAGGCTCGCAGGGGCTTCGCTCCTGGCTGCCGCGATGGCGGCGCTGGCGGCGGCCTTGGTGTCGGCTGCCGCAGTGGTGTTGGTCTTCGGCGTGGTCGCCGCCTTGAAGGCGTCGAACACCTCCACGATTTGCTCGGCCGTGCCACCCGTCTTGTGGTCGAACAGCCCCCAATAGGCGCTGCGCACGGCACTGGGCTGGGCATCCACCCAGGCCTTGAACTCGCTGCTCTGCGCAATCGAGTCTGCGTCGGGGTGCTTGCCGTAGATGGCCTCGTAGTGGGCGGCCGCAGCGTCCTGCTGCTGCTTGGCTTGCAGGGGCTTCAAGGCTTCTGCCACGCGGGCACCCACCTGTTCCGCCACCTTCAGATCAACCAGCGTCTGGATGCCCTTGGCCAGTGCTTCCTCGGAGAAATCCCCGAACAAGTTCGCGTCCGCGCCCGCGTTAATGGCCGCCTGTGCCTGGGCTGCCATCGTGTCGGTCTTGGTCGCGGCCTCGCCCGCGTCCGCCCGCGCCTGGGCCTGCGCCTGCAGCTCGGCCAGCGCTTGCTGGGCGGCTTCTGCCTGCGCTTTCCAGTGCTGCTCGCCTTCGCGGTGCTTGACCAGCGTCTCGTAGGGGATGGTGTGTTTGCCATCGCGTGCCAGCACCACGGCCTTCGCGGGGTCTTCCGCGTCGGCCGGGGTGTTGGCGTCCTTCGGGTCACTGGCGGCGGCTGCCGCGTCGGCATTGCTCTTGGCCGTCTCATCGCCACCGGCAGCGCCCTTGTCGTCCGTCGCAGGGGTGGTCGCGGGCGCGCCACCGTTGTCCGGCTGGGCGCCGGTATCGCCCTCACCCAGGCTCAGGGCCTGTAGTGCCTGCTCCGGCGTCAGTGCGCCGTCGATGTTGGAGTAATCGAATTCCATGTGTGATGTCGTCCTGCTTTCCCGCCACATATCGCCGTGGCCGCAAGGGGCCGCAATCCGGTGCAAGCGTTTGTCGTGCTTGCTCCATCTGCTATGTTTTCCGCAGCGCTCGCGCGCCCCGGGCTTCGCCATCCGCTCGCGCGTCCGGCTTGGGTGGCACTGTCAATTCGGAGAGCAGATTCCCTAAGCCCTATACCGGGCGAGCACGAAAAAGCCGCCTCTGCGGGCGGCTGGATGGGGTGGCCTGGATCAGGCTTGCAGGTTGTCGGCCATCTCCGGCGTCTCGATCCCGTTCATGCCCGTGGGCGGCTGCTGCGGCACGGGCGGAAATGCGGGGCTGGTGTTCTGGCGCACGGCCGGCGCCGCGCCCGCCTCCGCTTCGGTCTCGGGCACAGCCTCTGCGCCGCCGCCCTGGATGTACGGGTGCGGCACGTTCATCGCGGCGGTGGCGTCCGGCGTCGGGAAGTTGGGATCGTCGCCACCCGGCGTGGGCTTCTTGTAGCCCGCGCCCTGCATGATGGCGTCCGCGATGGGCGCGATCATGGGCATCTGCGCCACCTGCGCGCCGCCCTGCATGGCGCTGAATGCCGCCTGCACGCCGATCTGCACGGCCTGCGCCATGATCTGCTTGATCTCGGCATCGGTCTTGCGCTCCTTCATGTCCAGCTCGCGCGCCTTCAACTCGTTGCCGGCCTCCTTGAGCGCCTGGGCCACGGCCTGCTGGATGCGCTTCTCCACCTGCTCGGGCGTCTCCTGCGCGCCGGCCTGCTGCAGCGCCTGCACCAGTTGCTCCTTGAAAGGCACATCCATCAGCGAAGCCATGAGCGGCATCACCACGGCCTGGAACTGCGGCGGCAGGCCCTTCACCACCTCGCTCATTGCATTGAGCTGCTGGCCGCGATAGGTCCTGCTGCTCGGCACATCCTCCAGCCCCACCATGAGCCGCGTGCGCTGCAGGTCGTTCGACAGGTAGGGGTAGCCGGCCTCGTCCACCTCGGGGTGGTTGATGACGATGGTGCGCGCGGGCGTTATGGCATCGCCCTCGATCACCACGGTGGTTTCCGTCTTCCCCATGTCCTGCACGATCATCGACATCAGCAACTCGCCCACCTGGGTCCGGCCGCGCCGGAAGTTGCCCATCATGTGGGCCAGGCTCTGGTTGGCCTGCTCCACCTGGGTCTGCTCCTGCACGCCGCTAGTGGCCGTGCCGCGCCGGCCGGAGAAGGCCCCGGCCGCCGCCGGGTTCACGCGCTCGATGGCCTGCCGCGCGTTGGCCAGCATGTCGAGCTGCTGCGCGGTCAACTGGAAATCGCGCTCCACCTTGAAGCGCGCGCCGGGCTGCGCCATGTGGGCCGCGTCCAACTCGACGTCGGCATCCAACCGTCCCACCGTGCGGCGGAAGACATCGGCGGGCATCGCCACGGCGCCCTTGGTGCGCTCCACGCGGTACGCGCTCATGCCCCAGCGCAAGCGCGAGTTCCCCGAGTTCAGCGTGTCCTGTTGGTAGAGCATGTTGCGGATGTACCCGAAAGGCACGCGCGTCTGTTCCTCGCGGAAGCCCCAGAACGGGACATAGGGGAAGTAGCGGTGCGCGTACGGCGTGGGGCCATCAAACAGGACGTGAGGCCCCAGCCAGTAGCTGCGGCGCACCCGCGCCACCACCGCGCGCCGGAACTGCACCAGGCGGTTGGCCACGGCATGCACATGGGCGGGGTTGGCGTCGTCGAACTCCACCACGCGGCCGTCGCGGCTCTTGAGCACCACGACATCGACCCAGCGGCGATACCACAGCTCGGTCGCGCACACCTCCTTGTTGAACGGGTTGTACCAGCGGTCCTCGGCCACGGTCCAGGAGCGCGCCACGTCGAACGCCCGGTTCAGGCCCGTGCTGCCGCCGCCGTAGCCGACATCGTCGAATTCTCTCCACCAGCCGATTCCCGCCTTGCCGAAGCGGCGGATCAGCTCCGCGTGCTGCGGGAACACGCGCGCAAGGCGGCTCGGGTGCATCCAGCGCTGGCGCCGCAGCCAGCGCGCGTCCGACAGGTCGTCCTCCGCGCTCGACCAGTCCCAGTGGATCTCGTTGCGGTTCACGGCCTTGCACTGGTAGGGGAAGGCGAACGGGTCATCGCCCTTGCTCACCTCCACCCAGCCCAGCCCGACCCCGATCTGCGAGTAGAAGGCCTTGCTGCAGGCGTCGTCGGCCTTGCTGTTGCGCTCGCTCTCGTTCAGCTTGAACGATATGGCGGCGGCCACGTCCTGCCCGCCCGGCTGCCCGTTGGCCGTCACGCGCCAGTCCGTGCGCGTGGCTTCCTCATGACCGCGAATGCCCTCCAGGGTCGCGCCGATCAGGTTCTCCATCGACGGCGGGATGCCCAGCCTGCGCTGCGCCTCCAGCAGCTCGGTCTTGAGTTGGTTGCCCTCGGCATAGTCCATTTCCCGGTCGGCAATGGGGCGCCACTCGCGCGGTTGGTTCTCGATTTCCTCGTGGATTTCACGGTACTCGGCCAGCGTCAACGCGCCGTCCGGGGTGTCCACCGGATCGATGGCGGTCTGTGTGTCTTGCATGGTGGTGGTCCTCAATAGCAAACCGGCTCGGGGGCCTCGATGTATCCCTGGCCGGCCGTTGCCAGGCTGTTCAGCAGCCCCAGTTCCTTGGCCTGGGCGTACTGGCGGTAGGCGTCCGCGCCCTCGCTGCAGCCGTTGCTCTTGTCGGGGTGGTCGTCCAGGTAGCGGGCGTCGGCCGTGCTCCACTTCTTCTTGTAGTTCGCCAGCCGCTCCACGCCCTCTTTCGTGCCCTCCAGGTCGAACCACGCCGCCTTGAGGTGCTTGCGTGCCGCGTAGATGCCGGTCATCAACTGCGTGGTGCGCGGCACGATGAAGAAGGTCTGCCCGGGCAGCAGGTCCTGCAACTGCTCCTTGGTGGACTTGTTGTAGTCGCTCAGGCGCTTGTGGTCGGCGTCATGCGGCAGGAAGTGGGCGCCGTACAGGAAGCCGCGGCGCTGCAACTCGACCGCGTAGTGCCGCAGATCCTCGTTGTGCCCCTCGTAGTAGCCGATGAAGCGGTCTTCCTGGCCCAGCATCTGCATGAACCAGATGGCGCAGCCGTCGCTGTTGCCGATGTCCCAGAACGTGTAGACGGGCAGATCCAGCACGGGCACCTGGGTAATGCCGCCGCGCTTGCGCAGGATCATCAGCTCCTTGGCGAAGTAGTTGCCCGCCACGCTCTGCTGGAAGGCCTCGGCCGGCGTGCTCGGGTACTCGCGCCACATCCGCTCCTCGGCGCCCGCGAAGTCGTTGCGCTGCTTCTCCGCGTACCAGGCACGCTGCCCCAGGTCGATGGTGCAGCCCATCAGCTGCTCTATCTCGGCAAAGTAGTCGTGCAGCTCCCGGCTGATGGGCACGCCGGCCGGGTCCATCGAATACTCCGGCTCCTGCCACCAGGCGTAGAAGTGGAAGCGGTACTGCGATCTGGTCAGCTTGGCCGCACCCACCACCAGCGCCTGGGCGCGCTGGCACATTTTGTAGAACTCGCCATCGGTGCCCTCGGCCGTGGACTCAACCACGATGATCCCGCTCAGGGGAACGGCCTGAAACGAGCCCGTCACCACTTCCTCGGCCTTGGCCGGGAACTTGGCGCAAATCTTGCCGAACTCGGAGACGTGCAGCCGGTGGATGGTGCCGCCGCGCACCGACGTGGCCACGCGCATGCTGCTGTTGTTGTGCGCGAACAGCAATTCCTTGGTGCTCGCGCGCGCCAGCGGGAAGCGCTCCCGAATCTCCTGCGGCAGGTGGTCGTAGGCGAACACCACCTTGTCGCGGAAGATCGCCTCGGCCGTTTCGCGATCCTGCGCGATCATGCCGCAGCGCTGGTTGCTGTTCCAGAGCGCGTGATCGAGCCAGAGGATGGCGATCAGGGTGGTGAAGCCGAGCTGGCGCGCCTTGAGGATCAGGTTGCGGTGCCACAGCCGCACGATGAAGCGGCGCTGCGCGCGATTGGGCTTGAAGGGCTGGACAAAGCTCTCGTCGTCGTCTTCTCCCTTGACGATGATCTGGTAGAGCACGCCCGAGAACAGGCGCCACTCCACATCAGCCAGGCACCGCGCCAGCTCGTCGCGATCGGTGGGCAGGTGCTCGGGCGGGATGACATGCGGTCCACGCCTGGGCCGGCGCTCCGCCTTGGCATCCCAGTTGCAGCCCAGCTGCGCGTCCAGGTCGCGGCCGCGCTCCACGTCGATGACGGCCTCGTCCTCGTCCAAGCAGCCGGGTTCCGCCGCGGCGCCGCGCGCGGCACGGGCACGCTGTGGGTGCTTAGTCGCCATCGGGCACTTCCTCACGCGGCATGAGCGCGTTCCCTCCAGGCGCTGGCGCGGCCGGCGCCGCCGGTGCTTCCGGGTCGTCCGCCACGGGCAAGAGACTGCTGCTGTTGCCAGCGGCGATGCGGTGCAGCAGCGCGGCCAGCGGGTCGGCCTTCTGCTGGTTGTCCTTCTCGTAGAGGCCCAGGTGCTTTGCCAGCTTCTCCAAAGCGTCCAGCTTGGAGTGCATCTTTATCTCGATGCCCTCCTTCGTCTGCTTGGCACCGGCATACAGCGCCGCGGCGCGCGGGCTCAGGTGGCGCGTGTCCTTGAGCACAGTGCGCGCCTGGCCATCGCCGCCACATATGGGGCAGTCGTCCTTGGGCAGCAGCAGCGGGTTGAAGCCAATACCGCCAGCCTCATCGAACTCGGCAGGGTTCTTGCCCTTCTCCACCCAAGCCTCGCGGTCGCGGTTCATTTCGCCCACGGTGCGCTGGTACTTGTGGCCCTCGCCGTAGCAGCAGCGACAGCAGCCGGTTTTGACCTCCACCAAGTCGCGGGCGTCCGCCAGAGCCACGTTGGCAATCTCCATCAACACCATGTCTGCCGTGATGGCCGTGCGCTCCTGCTGGGCTTGGCGCGCTATCGAAATCGCAGCTTGAATGTAAGGTTTTGACAGGTTCTCTGCCCCAATCTGGCGGGCGGTTTCAGCGCTGTATCCGGCGCGGATCGCCGCCTGCGTCGCGTTGAGGTCCACCAAGTATTCGTCCACGAATCGCTGCTGTTTCTCGGTCAAGCCAAGCTGCGGCGCCTCCTTCACGCTCTCTTTTTTGATGGCCGCGCGGGGCTTGCGCACCACCTTCGTGGGGGCCTTCTCGGGCGCGGTGCGCTTCGGTGCAGGCGCGGCTTTGCCCGCCGCCTTCTTCGCTGGGGCTGCGGGCTTCTTCGTGGACTTGCGGGGCGCAGGCTTCTTTCCTGCCGGAGGTGTTGCCATGCCCGGGAGTCTTACGGGGCATGGCGGGTTGGCCTAACCCTATGCTGTGCGTTCAACTATGATTGCGCCGACCAGTGGGGTGCCGCACCGGAGGTACTGGAAATTGCCATCACAGAGGTGGTTTATAGATCGAACGCGCGGCATGTCAGGTCAAGGTGTCGTCCCACTCTGTGAAGGACGCGATGCCGATCTTGGGAGGCGGCTTATGTCGAATACCAAATCAGCCTGGCAAGTTGGGGGTCAAACCTTTGCCTCGGTCTTCGCAGTCCTTGTGACCGCGTTTGACCCGGTGACGGCCTTTGTCCTGGCGCTATGCGCTACTGTCATCTTGGTGGCAGGAACCTAACGGGTACGGCCCAGGGGGAAACCCCTGGGCTCGTTACTTCTCTCTCACTCAGCCAACGTCAGCATGGAGCGGCTCCGCCGTTGGTACGACGACGCGCAGATGGGCGGGCGAACAATTCGGCATGGCGCAGCACGAATCGGCGCAGAAACTCCAGGCCCAGGCCAGTGACGCGGGCCACTCTGCTGAACTGCATGCCACGCGTGTTCGTCTCGTAGGTGTGCACGGCCTCCTTGAAGTAGCCCTGCGTCACGTAGCGCGCGGCCGGAGCGTTGTCAGGCAGGATCACGCCCTTCTCGCGCAGCGCCTTTTCCAGCTTGCGCACCGGCACGCCGATGGTCTTGGCCGCGTCGCGCACCAGCACGGTCCCATCCGCGTTCAGCATGGCGTTGGCGTAGGTCACCTTGGGCGCGGCCAGTGCCAGCTTGGCCTCGGCCTCCAGGCGGCCAGCCTCGGCGGCCATGGCGATCTGCAGGATTTCCATGCGGGACATCTCGGCCGGCTTCTTGGCGGCCAGCCCGTCCTCCAACTCCTTCCAGCGGTCCACCAGGGCGGCGGTGAACTCGGGGGAGAGCTGGGCCACCACTACGATGCTGTCGCGCTTACCCTGCTCCCCGCAGAACAGGTATTGCTGCGTGACGTACGTCCGGTTGTTGCCGCCGGCTTCTTGCACGTTCACCGTTGGTGGTTGTGCGATAACCCCTTGATTTACAAGGCGTTCGATGGTGCGCTTCACGCTGTCGTGGCGCACACGCACCAAGTCCGCTATCTCGCGGCTGGTCATGGACATGGTGTCGCCCGTCAAGGGCAGCAGTGCATTCATGGTTGGCTCCCTTCGCGGCGTTCGGTGTCCTCGGGTTCGACGATCCCCAGCAGGTCCATCTGGCGTGTGCCCAGCTTCGTGCGCAGCAACTCGCGCATGGCTTTCAGTTCGCGGCCCTGGGACTCCACCCTGGCGGCCAGCTCGGTCGCCAGGAAGAGGTGCTGATTCGTGCTGTTGATGAGGATCGCCTGGCCGGCGGCACCCATGTTCAGCTGGGCAAGAGCGCGATCCTCGCACGGGGTCAGGTGCAACACCACATCCTCAGCGCCGGCGCGGCCCGTGAACTCGATCATCACGTAGCCGTTGTCCAGAATGGTCTTGCTGATGTTGCGCGACGGCGGGTAGGCCTCCACCAGCTCGTAGATGCCACGCAGCAGGCGCTTGAGCTTCCCGTCATCCACCAGCGTGCGCAGGCGGTCGTCCACAACCGACAGCTTGAGTCCCGTCAGGTCGGCCACCGTCTCGCGCGTGGCGATCTGCTCCAGGCCGCGCAGCTCGCGCACGGCGTCGAACACCCGCGTGGTGCTCGATATGGGTTTGCTCGTCGCCTGCTCGTCAGGTTGCATCGCTTCCTCCTTCTTGCCACAGCGGCAGCTTTACCGGCCAGCGGCCGGCCTCCATGATTTGCTTGCGGGTGCGCGCGGCCATGGCCCGGCCCAGCGCAACGTGCGCCTCCCGGCCGCCCGGTACCAGGCGGTACTGGTCGAATGCGGTGTGGCACCCCTCGGCGCCCGGCCGCGCTGCGCACAGCGGCATGGCGCGGCGGTCGTCCACCTTGAGCGCCTTGCCCTTTCCCTCGTTCTCGTGGGCGTGCTGGCTATAGCCGACGATGCCGCACCACTCGCAGGGCAACGCGGCCACCAGGCGCCGGTAGGGCTCGCTGCGCAGCGGGTTTTCCTTCTCGATGGGTGCGGCCGGCGCCGGGCCGCGGGCCATAGTCACATTCACAGGGCTGGGGCAGGCCATCGCCATGGCGCGGGCTGCGCGCTCGGCCAGGCGCTGCTCGCGGTCGGGCGCTGCGGACCGCTCCGGCATCCGGTACGTGAGGCCCGTGCGCTTGAACCCCTGCGCGCCGCGGCTCATTGGTTTGTGGCGGGTCAGCATGCTGTCTCCTCGGCCGCCAGGCGCGCCAGCTCTTTTCGCGCGTCGTCCACGATCTTCGGGTGGATCTGCCGATGGAACCGCACCACCACGCGGCACAGGTACTTGTGCTGCTTGAGCGTGAGCGTCTGCGCCGGCCGCGTCGATGCGCGCGCCACCATGTCGTATGCGAACTTCTTCATGGGGTCGCGCGGCGGGAACTTCACGCGGGCCAGGAAGTGGCAGAAAGCAATCTGCATATCCGTCACGGCTTGCCTCCGTTCACCTTGCGCGCCTTCGCCACGGCGGCGGCGTTGCGGTACGGCCAGGCCACCATGGCGGCGTCCCGTTCGTGCTGGTTGCTGCGCTTCTCCCAGCCCGTGATGCGCCCGAAGGCGGCCGCGTCCACCTTGGCGCCCTTGGCTGTGGGGCTGATGCCATGGGCCGGGATGCCCAGGTCGCCACAGATCGCGGTGATCAGCGTGCACCACGCATCGACTTGCCCCACGCTGCGCGCCGTGGCCAGGGCCGCGCCGTAGGCGCCCTTGGTGCGGGCGTTCCACAGGCGGGTTTCGAGGCGGCTGTCCTCGAACACCACGCGCACCGCGCCGGACACGCGCAGGAAGCGCTCCACGTCCCAGGGCTCGATGGTCTGCAGCCCCACGAGCTTGCCATCCACATAGCTGGCGACGCCGGTCTCGGCGCCCGGATCGATACCAAGGATCAGCGGCATAGAACCCCCACCATCGTGCCCATCACGGAGGTGGGCTGGCTGGCCGGCCCGTAGTGCTTGTACGTGCGTCCCGAGCGCACGTCGTTGATGGAGGTCTTGGAGAAGCCGGTTTGCTCGGCCAGCTCGCGCGCGTTCAGCGTGCTCTCGCGAATCATCTGCACGTCCTCGGCCGTGAACACGCCCGGCCGGCTGCGCATGGCCTCGAATGTGCGGCGGCTGTGCACCACGCCGCCGAAACCGATGTCCGCGAAAGCCTTCTTCATCGCCTGGCTGCGCGTCACCTGCTTGTGGTGGTCATGGTTGCAGCATCCGGGCGTCTCGCAGGTGGTCACCAGTGTGTAGCCCTCGCGCAGCACCTTGCCGTGCACAACTTCCCACAGCACCTTGTCCACGCGGACGGTGTTCCCGCCGTGGCGGATCAGAGGGTGGCCCTGCAGGTTGCGGGCGCCGCTCCACTTGAGGCAGTCACCGCCCACGTCCTCGCAGCGCAGTTCGATTTCGCGGCCAATGTCCTCGGCCGGGCGCTCGTAGTCGGCCAGGGCGTACAGCCAGCTCCCGTCCACCTGCACGATGCGCACCTTGCCTGCGCGGCGCGCCTTGCCCACCAGCCCCCGCATGTAAATGCGGCCCCGGTCGAAAATCTCCACCAGCAGCTCCAGGCGCACCGGCTGATGCAGCGCGATCTGCGCCAGCAACTCGCGGCGCTTCACGGGCCGGCGCGCGCCACCTTTGGTAACGGGCTGCGTGTACGGTATCCAGCGGCGCATGCCCTTGCCGTTGATGGAGGTGACCTTGGCCAGCTTCTCATACTCCATGCGGCGCAGCATCAGGCGCATGGGTTCGGGCGAGCACTTCGCCGCTGCAGCCAGCTCGCCGATGGTGCAGGGCTTGGCCTGGATGTGCTCCAGCACCTGCTCGGGTGTCCAGGTGCAGCGCGCGATGATGGGCTCGGTGCTCGCCCAGTAGACGCCGGGCTGGTACGGAATCTTGATGCGTTTGGCCAGCACGCGGCGCTGCAGCTCGGCCGTGATGACCCTGAACTTCTCGGGCTTGTTGCCCAGCATGGCGGCCAGGTCGGCATCACGCATGCGCTGGGTATTCAGCAGCTGGGCCACCAGCGCCAGCTCTTGTTCGTTCACTGCCATGACTGCCGGCCCTCCATGCCCAGGGCCTCGCGGGCGAAGATGATCACGGTGGGCGTGCGGCGGATGCCGTCCCGCACCTGGGCCAGGATGGAGCGCGCCCAGTCCTTGCGGTCGCCCTTGTGGTCGTACTGCACGGGCTCGGGCGGGATCACGTTGGGCGGCGGCAGCGCGGGAAGGCGATTCTCCTGCGCCCAGGTCTTGCGCGGCGTGGCCGCTTTGCACAGCGCCTCGAACTGCGGCAGGCTCGGCGGGAACTCCCTGTGTTCTTCCGACATGCGCGCGGCGGCGGCCTCGATGACGGCCGGCGGGTACTTGCCCAGCGCGGCGCGCCACACGGCCATGGTTGCCCGGATGCCCAGGTCGTGCCCCCGGCCGTCCTTCACGCCCGTGGCGTATTTCGTCATGAACGCCGTGCCGTAGCTGCCCTGCAGCAGCAGGAACAGGTTCTTGACAGCCAGCGCTGCCTGCTCGGCGGCCTGGTCCTGGGCGCCCTGCTCCATGGCGCCCGCGTCGATGACTGCAGCGACTTCCTGCATGGTCAGCTCTCCAAGATCGTTGCGTAGGCCGACGCGTGCTTGTGCTGTTCGGCTGGGTGGCTGGCGGCGGGGATGCCGGCGGACCACTGCGTGCGGTAGCCCTCGGCGCTCGACAGCAGCAGCCCCACGTCGTGCATGCGCTGCACCACGATGCGCTCGGTCACGCGGTCCACGTAAAAGGCTGCTACCTGCGGCGATTCCTCGTAGCCCAGGCGCTGGACGAGTTGCTTCACCTTCGCATTCACCGTCGCGTTGCGGACGGGCTTGGCGCCGTAGCGCTTCGCGTAGGCGGCGCTGTAGGCGGCCCAGGTGGCGCGGCATGCCGCCTGCAGCTCGGTTTCCTTCGCGTCAGCCGGGACGGCCTTCACCTTCGTGACCGGCTGCGCAGCGGCCGGTAAAGGTTCATTGATGGTTAGGTGACGGTTCCCCTGATGATTTGGGGGCGGCATTTGCCCCTCTGGAGGGGCGGCATTTGCCGGTGGTGGGGCGGCATTTGCCCCACCTGGGGCGGCATTTGCCGGAGGGGCGGCATCTGCCAGGGGGGCGGCATTTGCCCCAGGGGCGGCATTTGCCGGCGCCTTCTTGCGCTGGGTCGCGCGCTTGCTGGCGGCTGGCGCCTTTTTCGGATCGAAGCGCTTCGGGGTAACGGTGTAGTTCGTGCTGGTGTTGTGGCGGTACTCGCGGAATACCGCGCCGGCCGACTGCAGCCACGCCAGCGCATCGCGCACGGCGCGCTCCGACAGGCATGTGCGATCCGTCAGCGTCTTCACGGACGGCCAGCACACGCCGTCATCGTTGGCCTGGTCCGCCAGCGAAATCAGCACGGCTTTCTGCGCGGGCGACATTCCCTGCAGCGGCCAGCACTCGGCCATGATGATGGTGCTCACTGACCGCCCTCCATGCTGCGCAGGCCGCGCATCGCCAGCGTGCGCATGGCCTTCACCTCGTCGGCATTGATCAGGTGCGCGTCCTCGGGCACAACCTTCAGGCCCAGGCCGGTCAGCAGCAGCGCCACCTGCTCAATCTGCTCAGACTTCCAGCGGCTTATGGTCGATTCCGAGGTGCCAAGGGAACTCGCCAGCTTCGATTGGCCAATCTCCGCAAGCTGGTTGCGCAAAGCGGTTTCGGTCTTGCGTGCTCTTTCACGCAGGTCTTGGGACACTTCAGGCATGCGTTGCTTCCTGTTCGATTTCAATCACCGCCCCGCCCTCCAGGAGCTTCGTGGGACGATGGGCCATTGGCGCGGTGAGGCCGCTGTCATAGGCAATGACTGCCCCGGCGGGCAGAACGTGGGGACGGTCAGTCATGGGTGAACTCCTGGTGGTGGGTGCCCGCCACTCCCCGGGCTACGATGGGCTTTCCACAGCAACCATCAACCACAAGGAGGGCGGGCATGAAAACGCTTTCGAGCGAGCAAAAAAGAATTGCGGAACTGCAAGGGCAGTTGCATGCAATGCGTACCTGCATCACAGCGCTCCTCGTTTCCATGCCGTCAGAGCAGCAGCAAGCCTTTGCCGCCAAGTTGGAGCACTTGGCAGAATGGGCGACGGCCAACGCTCTTGGGTCAGAGGCTCCGGAGGAGATGACTCAGGCGTTTGCCGACGAACTTCAGTCCATCCGCGCTCTATTCGCCGTACGCTAGCCTCCAAGCCTGCTTTGGCGAGTTCCATCCGAGCGTCGTGGAAGTCCTTGAGCCCGTCATCGGCGCAGACGGTGGCGACAGGTCGCCGGATCTCCGCAGGGCTTGCGGTCAGCGTCTGCGCCCTTTCGTGGCGCAGTTGAAGGCCGAGGCATAAGGCCGTGGGAAGCTCAGCCATGAACTCCATCCGGCACGCGCTTGCTCGCCTCCCATGCTTGCGCGGGTTCTTGGGTGGGGAAGGAGGGCAAAGGCAGGGAGCCGTAGATGTGGTCGAACGACAGCGACACACCAAAGGTGGCGGCGAAGTCGATCACCTTGCGTGCCATGTCCGGCGGGAGGGTTTGCCCGCGCTCGTAGTTCGCCACGTTGCTCTGGGTGCAGCCGAGGCCTTGTGCCAGCGCCTGCTGAGTGACTGCGAGACGCTCGCGAATGGACTTGAGGTTGTGCATTCCTCAAGTATCAGCGGCGCTTGTTTTTCTGTCAACCAGCGGCGCTTGTTTGCAATTATTTGTCACGCTGATACTTGATCCCATGAGCGAATCGAACAAGAAGGCCACCGTGACGGATGAGCATCGCGAAGAGGCTCGTGCGCTCAGAGCCATATGGGAACAGGCAAAGCCCGCGAGCCAGAAGGAATTCGGTCGCGAGTTCGGTATTGGCGGACAGGCCGCAGTGAGTGCTTTTCTGGCTGGCAAGTCCGCTCTCAGCCTTAAAGCGGCGACCGGCTTCGCCACTGGCCTCGCCTGCCGCATCGAAGATTTCAGTCCACGCTTGGCCGCGAGCGCTTCTCAAGTCGCCGAGGTGACGGGAGCCCAAGGAGAAGAATCAGCACGTCCGCCAGCCACCGAAATGCGTGAGCCAAAGGTGCCGGCCGGCTACGTCCGCCTTCCTGTGTTGGCCGAGGCAGCAGCGGGTGCCGGCCGCGCACCTTTGCCTGAGGTGGTGAAGTACGTGGATGTGCTGGAGAGTTTCATCCGGCAGAGGTTCAACCGTAACCCGCACTCACTTAAGGTGCTCACGGCTCGCGGCAACAGCATGACCGGAGATATTGAAGACGGCGACGTGATGTTCGTGCAGCCGACGAACGAGTTCACGGATGACGGCATCTACGTGCTCACCTTGGACGACCTGATCCGCGTGAAACGGTTGAGCGTATCGCTCATCTCTGGCCACGTGGTCATCGAGAGCAACGATGGCCGGAAGCCGGAGGAATTGCCCTTGCGCGAGGTGCCGCACCGCCTGCATATTCAGGGCCGCGTGATCGGCGCTTGGTCGCTGCGGACGTTCTGATGCGCCGCGCGTTTCTGATGGTCTCGGCAGGGGCGCTGTTGTGTGCTCCCGTCTGGCCCGCAAGCCCCTCATGCTGGATCGGCGCCAAGTGCATCAAGAGCCAAGGCACATCGATCCCGGTTTCGACGGTCCACAACATGTTGGACCGCTGTGGAGAGTTCACGGCAGGCGGCGTCGGGCGCCGCGTCCTTCGTATGTCTATTCAACAGATACAACAGGCGTCAGGCGGAAATATTCTGCACCCCGTCTTCTCCGCTTACCACGCATTCACCGAACTCTACGATAGTCCACTACTGTTTGATCGACAGTCGAATGTTGAGAGCACCAACTATGAACAAATCGCCAGCGCCTGTGCGAAGCTCAGCCGCGACTATGAAACCTGGCTGAACAAATGAAGTCGGCGTGGTTAAGCCTGCTGCTGGGCGCCCTGCTCCCCCTTTCTGCCGAGCCCAAAATCCCGCGCGACCGCAACGAGGTCCGCGCCTTCCGTGCCGAGCACCCCTGCCCGGCCACGGGACGGATTCGAGGCGCTTGTCCTGGCTACCACGTTGACCATGTGATTCCCCTCTGCGCTGGCGGGCTGGACCGGCCGGTGAACATGCAGTGGATCACCCGGGAGGACCATCGCTGGAAGACGTTCGTGGACGTGCGCGAGTGCCGGAAATTGAAGAAGGAGCAGCCTTGATCCTGACCCTGAAAATCGACAAGATCGAGCCCGGCCGCTATCGCGCCGTCGTCCTTGATGGTCGTGAAGAGATGGACGAATGGGGCGCCTCCGGCATTGGTGATGCCATCCGTCAGTGCGGCCAAGCCCAGATGCCGGACCTGTCGGGCTTCCACATCTGGTACGAGCACGTCTGCGCGGGCACCATCTCCATGAGCAACATGCGCATCGACCCCGAAGGCATCGCCCAGCGGCTGATGTCGTTGCATAGCTCCATCAAAGGCTGACCAATGACCAATGCCCCTCGCCTCCAATACACCAGCGTCAGAACCCGCATCATAGACGGAGTGCCGCTCATCGGCCTGAGGCACACAGCCAAGGGCGCCGCCGACATGCCGATCAAGACTGTCTGGATCGAAATGCCACCAGAGGACGTGGAACGGTTGATCAAGACGCTGCAGGAGACGCTCGCCGAGTTGGGCGCAAGCGACTGACTGAAGGTCACCATCGAATTGAGAGTAGCGCTGCAAGGTGATAGCGAAATCCTAATAGCGGAACTATTAGGCCGTGCTACAGTCCAAATTGCTATGCAATCCACACAAGGCCGCATCAACATCGCCCGCATGACGCCAGTAGGCGCTCAGGCGTTTGCCGCGCGCAACCTGGAACTGCTGGCCGCCATCGAGAACACCCTCGACGCATTGAGCGCTGACACAAATCTTCTGCACGCCATTCACGCCGGCTATCGGGAAATTCACGAGAAGCTGGAAGGCACCGCCACCGCCATCGATGAGGGGGGGCGCATCCAGGGCATACTGGACAAGGCTGGTGCATCCTGCGCTCGCATCTACCACGATGCATGCCAGCGTCATCAAAGCGCATGCCAAGACCCACAGTTGCGCCCTGACGACGGCGTGGCAGACGCCTACAGCGCCTTCATCGACGCGCTGCGCGAGTTGCACGACACCATCGAGTACCTGCGCGAATGGATCGCCACGCATGATGCCGTACTGCAACCCACCACAGGAACGGTGTACGCCAGCGCAGACGATCTGTTTGCCGCCCTGCTGCCCCGTCATTGAGCCGCATCACCATCACCGGCCTAGCAAATTCCGATCGGTTCGCATCGGATTTGCGCAGCGCGCCAGCAGAAGTGCAACGAGCCGCCCTGGAGGCCATCAGGCTATTGCAGACCAACCCCGGAGCTAAATCGCTGCGCCTACACAACCTCAAGGGCATGCCCAAACCCACCATCTGGAAGATCGACGTGTACGCCAACCATGCCTGGCAGATCACCTTTGAGATGAACGGCCAAGTGGCAGAACTAAAGCGACTAGGCACGCACAAGACCATTGACCGCGATCCGCGCTGAATAGCCTACTCGCCTACACAAAGCCGCCCACCGAGGCGGCTTTTTTTCGTCTGTTGGATGGTGGGCATGGGGGGTGTAGCAAAAAAAACAAGCGCCGCTGATTGACATGTAAACAAGCGCCGCTGATAATTCCTCATCGACACAACGAACCCCAGCAGACGGATGTGGAAGCTGGAGCGAAGGCAAGGCAATGCCGGTTCGGTCGGGTGAATCCTGCGCTGCAGGCTCTCCCTGGCACCACGTCGGTGGGCACCACGGCATCGACCAGGCTGCTCTAGTTCTCGCAGCTTGGCAGGCTGGGTAAACAAAGCACCTCCGCGGTCGGCAGCGGGTTAAAAGAGGCCGCCCCCGCTCTACCACTCGCACGCCGCCCGGATGGGATCACGGTGTAAATGCAGCGATCTGGGAAAGGCCGGTCGAAGTCCACACCCTGGGGCCGAATACGGGGTTGAGGCGCGGCGCCAAGAACAGAAAGCCGATGGGTGAAGACGACCCACCACAACGGTCATGCCGGTTGGAATCCCGGCGCAGTCCTCGCAAGAGGGCCATCACGCATGCCGGTTGACCTGTCTGCAGCAGGGATCAATGGCCGCATTCGGGAAACAGCGTGGGCAGGCCCCACTGCGATCCTGAGTCCCAGCCCGAGATTGCAGCCGGCAGTCGTGATGGTTGCGCATGACTGGAAGCCCTCGGCGCTACGGCGCTCAGGCGGCAGACAGACCTGTGACGGCGCGGCGCGGCCTTACGGCCAAGCGGCCTATGGAATGCAGCCCGAAAAATGCGGAAGGTAGCCCGCAACCATCAACCATTTCCCAACCGCGCCGAGCAGCGCAACTACCGCCCTCCCCCTCTCTTTTGCTCGGCATGCCCAAGCGGCAAGCGGCTTTCTTTTTTCCACGGCCCTCCACGCGAGGGCTTTTTCTTTTCCACCACCAGGAGCACACAGTGCACATCACCCTCAACAACCCGACCTTCAATTTCCAGGCGCCACCCGCCGACTTCTTCGCCGTACTGCTGCGCGGCAAAGAACCTGACACCACGGCGCCAGCAGTAACAAAGGCCGTCTCTGGACGCCCGCAGATCGGCGAATACTGGGCCGGCCAAGGCGGCATCTACGCGGGCGACTTCCGCGCCGGTGACGGTTTGACCTACGGCCTGATTGCCGCGCCCGATCAGGACATCGGCCGCGCCACATGGGGCCCCAACGGCAAGCGCGATCTGTCTGGCTGGGATGGGCTGGAGAACACCCGCAGCCTCATCAAAGAGAGCCCCGCAGCCAAGCTGGCCGCCGGCTACACCCGCGACGGGCACAGCGATTTCTACCTACCCGCCCACCGCGAGCTGCTGCTGGGCGCGGCCAACCTGTACGAGACATTCGGCACGGAGTCCTGGTATTGGACGAGCACGCCATACGCCAACGACTACGCAAAGGCCTTCGACTTCGAGACCGGGCACTGCCTCTACTACAGCCGCGACCACGAGTTCCGCGTCCGGCCCTTCCGCAGATTCATTTATTGAGCCCTTCACCCATTCCTCTCATCACCACAGCAGGAGCATCCAGTGACCACCGAAGCCAAAACGCGCATCCCCGCCCTCAACACGCCCTGGCCCGAGCAGGGCGGCATTTACATCGGCTCGCGCCTCGTCAACGGCGCTGTCCACCATGTCGTGATCGCTGACGGCGGCACGGCCCGCGACCTCACGGGTCAGAACTTCAAGGCCGCGCAGAACGTTCAGTTCGGCGAGATTGACGGGCACAGCGACTGGCACGCAGGCGACCAGGAAGACCACATGCTGGCCTACATCAACGGCCGCGAGCACTTCAAGCAGGAAGACGACAGCATCTACTGGACGCGCGGCGAGCACCACGGCTGGCCCTGGGCCTTCGACTTCGAGGACGGGCACTGCAACGGCAACTACCGCTACTACGAGTTCCGCGTCCGGCCCTTCCGCAGTTTTCCCGATTCATCCATTCAGTAATTCGCGGGCGTAGCCCGCTCACGGCATGGCGCTCCACACCGACACCGAGATTTACAAGGCCACCTACGACCTGACCAAGTTGGTCACCGCGCTGGTATCCAACATGCCACGCAACTACAGGTCTGACTTCGGCGCGGATCTGCGCCGCGATTGCATGACGCTGGTGAAACGCACCTATCAGGCGAACACCAGGGAGGACAAGGTTCCCGTCCTGCAGCGGATGCGCGAGGAAGTCGAAGAAGTGAACCTGGCACTGCGGCTGGCCGTAGACCTTGAGTTGATTTCGAACAAGCAGTATGGACGCGCCATTGTCCTGACCGCGAGCGTCGGGAAGCAAGCCACAGGGTGGCAGAAACATTCGGAGAGTGCGCTTGTCGCCGAGTCGTCAAGGCGGCCCGGCCAACGCGCCATGGAATCTGGTCGAGCCGCTGGGGCACAACCCCACCGCAAGGCGCAGCAGGAATATCGACGGCAGCAGCCGCAGTGATTCCGCGCAGTTTGTCCGCTGAAGCTTCGGCGGGCTGACGTGATCGCTCGACATTGGCCTTCGACTTCGAGAACGGGAACTGCAACAACAACAACCGCAACAACGAGTTCCGCGTCCGGCCCTTCCGCATATCCCACCGAGAGTTTCTATGGATGCTGGTTATTCGCTCGAAAAGCTGGTGCAGGCTTACTTCGACTGCAGAAGGCACAAACGCACCACGGCGAGCGCGCTGCGCTTTGAGCAGCGCCTGGAGTACAACCTAATGGAGTTGCATGAGGCCATGGAGGACGGTAGCTACCGCCCAGGGCCTTCTATCTGCTTCGCTATCAGCAGGCCCAGGCCACGCGAGGTGTGGGCCGCGAGCTTCCCGGATCGCATCGTGCACCATATGGTCTACAACCAGATCGCCGAGCGCTTTCATCGTCGGTTCATCGCCGACTCGTGCGCGTGTATTCCCGGCAGGGGCACGCTGTACGGCGCCACGCGGTTGGAAGCCAAGGTGCGCAGCCTGACACAGAACTGGAGCAGGCCGGCCTTCTACTTGAAGATCGACCTCGCGAATTTCTTTGTCTCCATCGACAAGCGGGTGCTCTGGCCCCTGCTGGTCGATCAAATTCACGAACGCTGGTGGCGCGGTCTCACCAAGATCGTGCTGTTCCACGATCCGCGCGAGGACTATGAGCTGCGCGGCAGCGCGGAGACTCTGGCGAAGGTGCCGGAGCACAAGCGCCTGACGAACGCCGACCGCTACCACGGACTGCCCATCGGCAACCTGTCGTCTCAGTTTTTCGCAAACGTGCTCTTGAACGAATTGGATCAGCACATCAAGCACTACATCCGTGCGCGTCACTACACGCGCTACGTCGATGACATGGTGCTGCTGCACGAGTCGCCCGACTGGCTCAACGCCGCGCTGGCCGACATCAATGCATTCCTACCCAGCCTTGGCCTGGCGCTGAACCCGCGCAAGACGGTGCTGCAGCCGATCCATCGAGGCATCGACTACGTGGGACAGGTCATCCTGCCGTGGCGGCGCGTGACCCGGCGCCGCACGCTGCGCCAGGCCCTGGACCGGCTGGAGGACATGTCCGACGAGGACGTGTACACGAGCGGGAACAGCTACCTCGGTTTGGTGCGGCAGGCCAGCCATAGCCACCACGAGCAGGCCCTGATCTGCCGCGCGCTCCTCAAGCGAGGGCATGCCGTTGACGGCCTGCACCTTGAAAAGGCGTTTCGCAAACGCTGCTGATAGCAGACCGACCGACCACCCACCCAAGCCCGCAGCAGCGGGCTTTTTCACGCATGGAGATTCATATGGATTTCGCGCACCCGGCCATGCAGGCCATGTCACGACGTGCCCACACCTGCGCCACAGCCCAACAGGCACGCATAAAGGGGGAGACCGCTGACCGCGAAGACGCGGAGTTACTGCGCTGGCTGCTGGACCAGGGTGTGGACTTCATCGGCCTGCGCGACGGCGGCGGTATCGACTGCGCGAACCATCCCGGTGGCGCTCACGCTGCGCTGATCGATGCACGCAGGGACCAGCAACAAGGAGAACACCCATGAAAGAAGCCGCGTGGATCATCGCAGCCGTGCTCACGCTGGGCATAGGCGCCATCGCTGGCCATGAAGCAGAGGCCGACAAGCAAGACGCCGAAGCCATGGCAAGCCGCGAGTGGGCCGGCCGACAGGCCTGCGCCCCGGATGCCACACCAGAGTGGCTGGACGACAAGACGCACAGATGCTTGCGGAATCTGGATGACGCATTGAGCGTCGCGGGAGGCCGGCCGTGAACCACCTGCGCGAATTCATCCGGCTCTACCGCATCTACAGACGGATCAACAACCCCTTCAACGCCGCGCGCTATGCGTGGATCGTCGCTTGCGGGTAACGCATAGCGCGACACCAAACACGTGGCCGGAAAGCACGTGTGCGCCTGCGGCGCCTGGAAACTGGGAGAGCCGCAGCACCAGGCTGAGCACCTGCCAGCCGAGGATTCCGAGGGCTGCGGGCTCTAACCCCATCGCGCTCACACCCGCCCGCTCCCGCGGGCTTTTTTTTGGAGGCCGTATGGCTCAAAAACTCATCAACCCCACCAAGAAGGTGGACCGAAAGTCGTTCGCCGACTTTCTCGCGGCCCAGCCCGACCTTGCTGACGAGCTGGCGGATGCGCTGAGCGACATGGTGCACGCCAGCACCGAAACCGGCAAGGTCAGCGAATTGACCTTGAAGGTGAAGCTCAAGCCCCTGGGCGGCACGTCCGGTCAGGTGGAGCTGGACACGGACGTGAAGGCCAAGCTGCCCCAGCCGGCGCGGGGCAAGACGCTCATGTTCGCCACGCCCAGCAACAACCTGCAGCGCGAGAACCCCAAGCAGCAGACGCTGGATGGCCTGCGCACGGCCGACCAGGAAGCCAGCGCGCAGACGGAACTGCGCCAGGCACCAAAGGATTCCAACGTCGAGCCCCTGCGCGCCGTCCACTGATCCGGCCCCGACCGGCTCCCTTTCTTCCCTAACCGCCCATCAACAAGGAGTACCCAATGGACCTTGCCAACATTCAATCCGAAGTCATCGCCAATGACGCCCTCGCGGCCTGCAATCAGGCTACCCGCCTAGTCGGCGCCACGCCCGTGGTGCTGCTGCCCGAGGGCTTTGAAGCGGAGAACCTGGAGAAGCTGCTGCCGTCCCCCACGCGCAAGCGCGGCACCACCGTCCTGAACGATGCCGAGTCGTTCATCGCCGTGGTGAACGATCAGCAGGACGGCAGCAGCACGCGCCTGTTCTCCACCATCGACCCGCCCACCTTCACGGCCGTGTTCAACCACCACGGCAGTGAGCCCGGCTGGGGCGACCACCGCGCGAAGTACAACGCGCCGCTGTCGCCTGAGTGGAAGGCTTGGACCGGCGCCAATGGCGTCAAGCGCAACCAGGTGGACATGGCCCAGTTCCTGGAGGCCAACATGGTGGATGTGGCGTACATCGCGCCCAACGGCCCCGGCGAACCCGGCAGCCCGGACGGCGCGACGCTGCTGGAAATCTGCCGCACGCTCGAAGCCACCAAGAAGGTCAACTTCAAGAGCACCGTGCGCCTGCCCGATGGCTCTACCCAGTTCACCTACGACGAGGACGTGGCCGGCAGCGCCGTCAAGGGAACGATGGCCATTCCCGAGCAGTTCTCTATCGGCGTGCCGGTTTTCGAGAACGGCGAGAAGTACCGCCAGGACGTGCGTTTCCGCTATCGCATCCAGGAAGGCGGCAACCTGGTGATGTGGCTGGAGTTGATTCGCCCGCACAAGGTCATCGAGGACGCCGTGAAGCAGTTGCGCGCGCTGATCGGTGAGCAGACCGGCCTGCTCGTGCTCAACGGCGCACCGTCCGTCTAAGCAGCCCTCGCGCTGCTCCCATCAAGCCCGGCCCAGTGCCGGGCTTTTTCATGGGCTATGAGCACAGGGCGCCCCGTGCCTTGTGCTGATACCCCCTGAAAGGAGTTCCATGGACCGAAGGCAGAAAGACATCACCACCATGGCCGAGCACGCCGATCTGGCCGTGGTGAGCTGCGAGAAAAAGAACAGCCGCCAGTACGCCACGCTGCTGGCCGAGAACGGCGTCAAGCGCACGTTCTCCATCAGCATGGGCAGCCGCAGCGATCCGCGCGGCGACCTGAATGAGTTGGGCGCCATGAAGCGCTTTTCCCGCGAGAACCGCATTCCGGCCGCGCCCCAGGCGCAGCCCCTTCCATCCGCCCCTGAAACCACGCCACAACCCATGACCATGACCGCCGCAGCCACCAAGAAGACCATGACCATACCCGCCACCAAGAAGGCCGCAGTGCAGTCCCTTTCCCACGTCGATTTCTACCGAGTGTGCGAGTGGGTCAAGGCTCAGAACCTAGCCACCGTGCCCAACCTGGAAGCCCTGGCCATGCTGGCTGGCCAGTGGCTGCAGTCCGCCGTGCCCGAAGAAGAAATGAAGCTGGTGATGGACACCATCGGTGTGCGGGAGCCACCGCACTGGGCCGAGCCTACCAACCCCCAGGCCATCCTGGCGCGCGAGCTGCTGACGGTCATGAAGAAGCTGGGCGAGGAACCGAGCACTGCGTTCAAGCGCCTGGCCGACTCGCTGCTGCCCGCCTGAGCCCCACCGATCCACTACCAAGGCCCGCCGCGCGCGGGCCTTTTGCATTCAGAGGCCGCCATGCGCCAAACCAAAGAAGTCCAACCCTACAAGCCGCCCAGCCACTGCTACCAGGGCGACGAGTTGAAGCCGAACCCGGGCATGCCCGCCGAGCGCCTGTACGCCTTCACCCTGCCCAGCCGCAATGGGAAGTGGCTGCATTACCCGGACGGGCGCTGCGAGCTATTTCCCCTCGCCAATCAATGAGTGTTCGCTAGCTTTTAAGGAGCAATCATGACCATCGCAATCGAAAACCCAATTGCCTGGATCGACGCCCTGGGAGGATCGTCCGCGAGCTTTGAAATCTCATCCCACGCGGCAGTCGGCCGCGATGACATGGAGGGGTGGGGCACTTCCTTGACCCACCTGAGCCGGCCGGAGGCCGAAATTCGCCGCCACATCGAGCGCGAGAACGGGCAGGTGCTGATGTTGAACATCGGCCTCCAGCCCGTGCACCCGATCACCAGCACACAGCGCGTGCGCTGGGGTTCGACGCTCAAGGTGGGTGAGGGCCGCTACGTGCGCGCCCATGGCGACTGCGCCGATTTCCCGACCGCGTTCCAGCAGGTGAATGCCCATCAGCATGCCAGCCGCGTGATTGGTTCGCTGACCTGGTGGCAGGAAGGCGAAAAGGATTCGTGGGTGAGTTGGATCGGCGCGGCACGGCTGGAGGCCATGCGCATGGCCCACGGACAGGAAGGCTGGTATTTCAGCGTCCACGGCGAAGCGCCCACGCTTGAAGAAGCCGCGCTCCTGGCATCGATCCACGGATAGCACCAGCCCGCCCCGCGCGGGCTTTCTTTTTTTGGAGTTGCCATGAGCACCACCCAACCCCAGGGGCAGCAGCCCCAGCCCATCAAGCGCTGCGCCAGCTGCGGCGCTCCCGTCCACAAGGAACCCACGCCAGGCGAAGGCCTGCCCTGCGGACATTGAAAGGCCGCCATGACCACCAACACCCCATGAAAGGACCACTGTGACCATCGCATCCATTCGCTTCGCCGACTTGCCGGCCCTCGGAGCACCGCTTGATAGCGGCGAGTTCGCCGGCATTACCACCCAGCCAGACGGCACGCACTGCGCCGTCGTGAAGCTCCCCGAGCAGGGCAGCGGCTTGACGCACGGGAAGGCCGTGGCATGGGCCGAGAAGCTGGGCGGCGTGCTGCTGGTTGCGAACCTGAAAGGCCTGGAGCCCGAATGGCACTGGCTGGCCGAGACACATGGCGCCTCCTACGCCTGGGATTGCTACTTCGGCTACGGCAGCCAGAGCAACATCCGCAAGAGCTACGAGGGCTCGGCTGTTGCCGTCCGCTTGATTCCTCTTATTTCTTGAACCCTTTTTTTCTTTTTGGGGAAGCACCCATGCCCACAGAGACCACTGTTATCCAGATCCCAGCAACCACCATCGAGCTGCAGACCGGCGAGCGCTACGCCGGCCCCGTTCTCGACGAATCGGGCGCCATCAAGCACCACCTGATCCTGCTGTCCGCGCGCCCGGCCAAGCGCGCACCCTGGCAAGCGCAAATGGATTGGGCCGCCAGCGTCGGCGGCGACCTGCCCAGCCCGCAGGAGCAGGCCCTGCTCTTCGCCAATTGCCGCGATGCCCTGCACGAGGCATGGTGCTGGTCGAACAAGGAATACAAGAGCAACACCTCCTACGCCTGGTTTTGCAACTTCTACTACGGCGGCCAGAGCCGCCACCGCAAGAGCTACGAGGGATCGGCTATTGCCGTCCGCAGGCAGTGCATCGCCAAGGCAGCGCCAGGGTCCGCATGAACCGCCGTGTTATGCGGCAATTTTGAAAGGAAGAACTTGAACACTGACACCAACAACGCCAAGCCGCTGCTCCTGTTGCAGCAAGCCTTCGATGCGCTGGAGGCAACCGCCGATAGCGACATTGAGCATTTCGAGGACGAGCAGGAAGAGGCCGAGGCGGTTCCGGCGCAGTACGCCTGCCGCAAGATCATGGAAGCTATGGACCTGCTGCGGGCTGCGAACAGGGAGCGCCTACTTGGCGCATAACGCCTGAGATAACCGGCGCGCTTTAGCGCGTCCGGTTGATTGAAACGTTAGCAATTACCCCGCGGAGGATGACATGCAGGTGTTGAGCAACACGATACAGACGGCGCGCAAGCATTACTCGTGCGACGCATGCCAAGTGTTTTTGCAGTCGAACTACGGGCGCAGCGATGTGTCCGCGGACGACTGGCTGGTAATCGAAGGCGCACGAGCTGATCGCTGGAAGATCACTCCGAACAGCAAATACCGCAAGCTGACGATCAAGGACGGCCCGGATATTCTGACCGTGCGAAATCGGCTCGATGTTGAGGCTGTATGCCATCGGCATTATCTGTTTGATGAGTGCTAACGCCGATTAGGCGACAAACAGGAGCATCCCATGAGCAGTGACCAACAGACCACGAAGAAGACCGTGCTCGTGACGATCACAAAGGAAATCGAGGTCGAAATCAAGAACGACATGCTGACGCCGGAAGCGCTCGCGGAGTTCAGCAAGTTTTTCTACGAGGCGTGTAGCCCGGACGAAATGTTTGCCAACGCCGCGCAGCAGATCGCACGCTTTGAGCCGAGCTTCGTTGAGGGCCTTGGCCCGTGCCGACCCGCGCACAGCAAGGACGATGCCGTTGTGCGCTATCAAGAAATCAGCGAAGACGTTGAGGCGGAAGTGAAGGAGCCAAGCCATGCAGGCTGAACAACAAGGCGCAGCAGCGCCGAACCTGCTGCCATGCCCGTTTTGCGGAGCACCGGCGCATGGCTATGCCATCGCACCGCACGAACACTCGGACGCGCTCCGAAAGCTCGTGCCGGAACTGCCGGCCCATTCCGGGAGCTACGTCATTGAGGGGCAGTGCGATTGCGGCTCCGGGATGATCGGCGCCACCGAAGATGAAGTGGTTGCTCGCTGGAACCACCGCGCCCAGCCCACGCCACCGGCCGCAGCGCCGAGCGATGCGATGGTGGATTCCTACCTGCGCGCCCAGCGTGAGACGGTGGAGGCGGTTGATCGCAAATTTGGCCACCCCAACGGCAAGGCGCCATCGCATCTGCACCCCGTGCGCGAGGCATGCCGCGCCGGGCTTGCTGCGGCTCTGGCCGTGGCGCCACCGGCTGTAGTGGAGCTGCTGACAGATGAGCAGATCACCGCGATCTGGGCGGCGAAGCCCCGTTACCACGCCGAGCCCATCGGTTATACCGACCTGGAGTTCGCCCGCGACATCGAAGCCGCCCACGGCATCACAGGAGGCAAGCCATGCAGCTGAACCGCGCACAGCGCCGCGCGGCCAGGCGCGCCAAGCCCCCGCCGTACGGCGCCGGACACATCACCCTGCCGATCACCATCCGGTTTGGTGCGTCTGAGGAAACCGCGCTGATGCAGCAACCCATCGTTGCGGCCCAGCGGCTGCACGATGGGACTGGCAACGAGGGGGATTGGCATGCCGTCACGCTGCGCCTGAACTGGGCGCGGCTGCTGAACAAGGCCAATTTCGAGAACGGCGAGGCCTACTTCGCCGAGGCTCAGGACGCGATGCGCGCCGTCAAGTCCCGGGCCGAGCGGTACGGCACCTGGAGCATGTCCACGCCCGAGCACGAGTGCACCAACCAGGCGCTGGTGCTGTGCAACCAGATGCAGACCATGTGCACGCGGCGCGAGCTGCGCGCTTCGCTGGAGGCGGTGTACCAGGCCAACGAGTACCAGGCCAAGGTGCGAGCGATCCAGGATCGGATGGATGGGAGAGCCGGCGCATGAGAGGCTTTTTTCTCTTTTTCGCGGGGATAGACCTGTGCTTTGGCAACCACGCCATTGCCGGTCTCATGTTGATGCTGGCCGCAATATCGTAAGGAGCACGCCATGAGCACTGACACAGGCCACAAGCGGCTGCTGGCGCCAAGCGTGTTTTCCTTCGAGGTGTGGGCTGTCGGTAGTCCGCATCGCCGCATCATCAATGCGCGATCCAGCGGCGCAGCGCGCTACGACTACCTGTTGGACGTGCGCGACTGCTGGCCTGATGCGAAGTACACGGACATGCGAGCCAGGAAGATCGGTCCGGCCCACACCAGCGAAGCCTTCTTGCGCACGGCACGGTATCGCGGCATGCCCGATCTTCGGTGCGGCGAAGCCGTCAAGGTGAGCGGCCGGTCTGGAGTGGTCGTGGGCCACAACGACAGCGCGAACTTCGACGTGCTGTTCGACCAGGGGACCGACTGGGCTGGCGCCGTGCTCAACGTGCACCCCAGCGAATTGCGCCGCGCTGCTGCAGTCGTGGGCGAGAAGACGCCCTGAGCCCCAACACGATTTCAACAAGCACCCTAGCCCCGCCACCGTGCGGGGCTTTTTCTTTTGGAGCCCCCAACATGATTACCCAGGAAACCGCCGCCCTCATATTCCATGCCTACCGCGAAATTGAAGCCGGACAGAAGCTGCTGGATGACATGAAGGCCATTCGGAGCCGCGAAGGCCTGGACAGGCACGCGCCGACGATCAAGGACGCATTCGGCAGGCCGCAGCACCTGCAACTCGGCATCCCCTCGGGAGAGAACTCGCACCGCATCTTGGGCGTGTCCCCGTTCCTGGCCGAGTCCGTCATCCGCGCTCACATCGAGAACAAGCGCGCGGAACTCGCCGAGATTCAGGAGCGCGCCCGCATCGAACTGCAGGGGGATCGGCAGCCCCCAGCCGCTGGAGAGCCTGAATAAGCAATCCCGCCCCGATGCATCAACGCCCGCCGCGCGCGGGCTCTTTTTTTTGAAAGCCCCGACATGCCCCACATCCACCTGGCCGATGGCACCGTGCACTACCTCGATGCCCACAGCGCGGACCTGAACACCTACAACATCGAGACGCTGGCGCACCACCTGGCGCTCATCAACCGCTTCACCGGAGCCACCTACCGGCCGTACAGCGTGGCAGAGCACAGCCTGTTGTGCGCCGACATCGCGGCCGCGCGCGGACTGCCCGTGGTGGCGCAGCTCGCATGCCTGATGCACGACGCCCATGAGGCCATCACCGGCGACGCCAGCACGCCCGTGAAATGGGCTCTGGGCGAGCCCTGGGAGAGATTCGAGGGGCCGCACGCACGCGCGCTGCGTGCCCACTTCGGACTGCGCACGGTGTTCTCCGGCTACGGCCGCGATATCAAGCTGGTGGACTACATCGCCCTGGCCACCGAGCGCCGCGACCTGCTGGGCTTCGACCCTGAGCGGCATGCGCCCTGGCCGCAGTTGGATACGCCGGGCCAGATCGTCGAGCCTGCGGCCGGCAGCCTCAACGACTATCGGCGAGTGGGCGCCGCCTGGAGCCACTGGAAATCGCTCTTCTGCCATAGGTTTCACGACCTGCGCGCACAGATTCAGGCGGCCGATGCGCAATTCATCGTCGCGGCGACCGGCGAGTCGCGTGCGGCCTGAAAGTCGAACGATCAACCACAGCCCCGCGCGAGCGGGGCTTTCTGTTTCTGGAGAGTCTATGAACCAAACCCGCCTTGGCTCGTTGATCGAGGCCGTATTGAGGGCAGTGGCCACATGATCGCGGCGCTGTACGTTGAAGCCGGCGGTGCGTATTTCGGCCTGCCTGGCGTTGACCCATGGGACGAGGCGCGTGACGCGCGGAAGTACGCAGGCCCATGGCCCGTGGTGGCGCACCCGCCATGCCAGCGCTGGGGCCGGTACTGGCACGGCGCGCCCCGCAAGCCACACCAGCATCGCCTGGGCGAAGACGGCGGCTGCTTCGCCGCGGCGCTGACTGCAGTGCGCAACTACGGTGGCGTGATCGAGCACCCGAAGGACTCGCACGCGTGGCGCTATTTCGGCCTGACGCCCCCCCCGGCGGCCGGCGGATGGGTGCCAGCCGATGCCTTCGGCGGCTGGACGTGCTGCGTATGGCAAGGCCACTACGGCCATTTCGCGGGCAAGGGCACATGGCTCTACGCGGTGCCGAGCGATCCGGCTCTGCTGCCCGCGCTGACCTGGGGCCAGAGCGACAGCGGACCGACGCCCGAGATGATCGAGCGCTACGGCTACGCGAAGGCGCGACGAGTCGGGCGCATGGCCCTGGTCGGCGGCAAGGACAAGACCCGTATCCGCAACGCCACACCGCCCGAGTTCCGGGACCTACTGATCGGCATCGCCCGCAGCGCCGCGCGCGAGCACGTCACATGACCGCCCCGCCCGACTGGCACGCCGCAGATAACAACCCCGAGCCCCGCCCGCGCGGGGTTTTTTCATTGGAGGGCCACATGGCCGAGAGCACGAAGATCGAATGGGCGGATCACACATTCAACCCCTGGGAAGGTTGCCAGAAGGTAGGACCAGGCTGCGACAACTGCTATGCCGAGAACCGCAATGCCCGCTTTGCCGGCGGCCAGGCAATCAACTGGGGACCGGGCGCACCGCGGCGCCGCACGAGCGCCAGCAACTGGAACAAGCCCCTCGCCTGGAACAAGAATGCCGATGCCTTCATGGCCGCCCACGGCCGGCGCCAGCGTGTTTTCTGCGCAAGCCTGGCGGATGTGTTCGACAACGCGGTGGATCCGCGGTGGCGTGCGGACCTGTTCGCGCTCATCCTGGCCACGCCGGCATTGGACTGGCTGCTGTTGACGAAGCGCATTGGCAACGTGGTGCCGATGCTGGCCGAATTGCGCCACGGCAACGACCCCGACCTGCCTGTGCTGGACATGATGCCGCTGCCCAATGTGTGGATCGGCGTCACCATCGTGAACCAGGAAGAAGCCGACAGAGACATCACCAAGCTGATCGAGGTGCCTGCCGCCAAGCGCTTCCTGTCGGTTGAGCCCATGCTGGGCGAGTTGGACATCATGAAGTGGCTGCAGCCGTACACATGCGCCGATTGCGGCCACCACGGCAGCGTCAACGACTGCGGACCGGATGGCTGCAAAAAGTGCAGCGAGGAAGCCGCCTTCGATAGCGGCTACACATGCAAGGCATGCGGCGCTGATGACCAATCGGCAAGGGCGTCGTGTCCGAACTGCGGTAGCCATCGCTCCTACGAGGAAGATAACGGCTTCATCTGGTCAAGCGAGCAGCGGCTGATTGACTGGGTGATTTGCGGCGGCGAGAGCGGTCCCGGCGCGCGGCCCATGAGCCCCGACTGGGCGCGCTGTCTCCGCGACCAATGCCAAGCAGCTGGCACGCCCTTTCTCTTCAAGCAATGGGGAGAGTGGCTGCCCGACAACCAGAACCCAGCGATTGCCGGCCCGTCCGGCGACACGCAGGGTATTCGGGTCGGCAAGAAGGCGGCCGGCCGCCTGCTCGATAGCCGCACCTGGGATGAATTCCCGGCGCTATGAGCGTCACCTACAGCACGGTAGACCTGGCCGAAGACCGGGCCTACCTGTCCCACCACTTCAACTGCCCCACATGCTGCGCCGCTGGGCGAACCCAGGGACGCATTGCGCGCTGCCCGGATGGGCAAGCGCTGTGGGACGCCTACGAGGCGGCCGTTCTCGCCCGCGATCAAGCCGAGCGCGAGGCGCATGTGGCGCGCCTGAAATCCCTGAATACCCCGAATCGAAAGGGACCACACCAATGACTACCAGCCCCACCATGAGCCTGGTCGAAGCAGCCGACACGCTCAAGATGCACCCCCACACCCTGGAGAAACTGATCCGCGCGGGCGAAATAGCGGCAGGCAAGCCCGGCCGCTCCTACGTGCTGCTGACGCGCGACGTGCTGGCCTACGCCGAGAAGATCATCCTGCGGGACACAGCCGACCGCATCCGCGCGGCGCGGGCGGCATCACCACAGCGCGGCCGAAAGATCGCTACCCCGCAGGTTCGCGTAGCGCATTAGCATGCGCTGACTCTTGTGGCCCGTGATTTTCATGATCTGAGTTTCCGAGAGCTTCGTGCGCTCAAACAGGCGGCTTGTGGCCTCGTGCCGCAGGTCGTGAAACTTCAAGTCCTTGCACTTGGCGACATCAAAAATGCCTGGGTTGCGGTTGTTGTGGAACAACTTGCTCAGGTAGTCGCTGGTTTCGGCCCGGTCTTCTTCTTCCCCGCTCCACCATGGGAACAGCAGCGCAGCAGGGTCAGGCGCAGGCCCGTGCGCGGCCGCGATGTAGCTTTTCAGCTCCGCGATGGCCACGGTGGTCAGCGGCACCTGCCGCTTGTCCCCGTTCTTGGTCCTGTCCAGGAACACCGTTTTCTTGGCGAGATCCACCTGCCCCAGCGTCAGCGTGAACATTTCGCTCAGGCGCATGGCCGACTCCAGCGCCAGCATGTACAGGCAGCGCACCGCGGCAACGTGCTCTAGCTTGCGCTCGCGCTGCTTGCGCGGCAACACGCCAGCCTCGATCACCCCCAACACCTTCTCGTGCTCTCCCGGCTCCAGCCGCCGATCCCGCTCGATGTCCTCGCGCTTCACGCCGGCATGGGCCTCGTCCGTCTTGGTGTACTGCGCGTAGCCATCGGGCAGCGTGCGCAATGGATGGTCCGGCATCACCAGATAGCCCTTGCGCATGCCCCAGTCGGTGCAGCGCGCCAGCGCCCCTACCCTTTGGCGGATCGTGGCCGGCGCCAATTTCTCCACGCGCTTCATTTCCGAGATCCACTCGTCCACCCAGGCGGACGTGATGGCCGTCAGCGGATGCCCGCCATGGACTTTCAGCACCACCCCCAGCGCCCCCTGGTCCTTTGCCGATGGGTGGGCGTCCTGCTCGTACAGGCGCACCAACTGCTGGATGTTCAGCGGCTTGTCTGGCGCGCGCAATTCTGTGGGCACGATGCCGCGCGACAGCAGGGCGTCCAGGCGGGCTGCGTACTCGTCGCCCTCCTGTTCGCTGGAGAACGTCATGTAGAGGGGCTTGTCCAGCACCCCCGCCTTTTTGAAGACGTACTCCCAGCCGTTCGCCCGCTTTCTCTTGCCAGCCACTTGAGCCCTTCCGTTCCTCTTGCAGCCCCAATTCTACGCCGTTTGCGGCAATAGTACGGGTGGCAAGCGGCGTTTTCTGGTTGGAAGGGGCGTCTTTTGGCGTCCCTTCCGGCTGGCAAGCAGGTAAAGAAAAAGGGCCTAGATTCCTCTAAGCCCTTGATTTTATTGGGGAGTTTGTGGTGGGTGCTAACGGGGTCGAACCGCTGACCTACGCCTTGTAAGGGCGCCGCTCTACCAACTGAGCTAAGCACCCCCCATATCTCACAATCAGTTCAGGGCGTCCTTCAACGCCTTGCCTGGACGGAACTTCGGCACTTTAGCAGCCTTGATTTTAATCGTGGCGCCCGTGCGGGGATTGCGGCCGGTACGGGCGGCACGCTTGCCGACAGCGAAGGTCCCGAAACCGACCAGCGACACCGTCCCACCCTTCTTCAAGGTCTTCTTGACCGCGTCGATCGTGGACTCCAGAGCACGCGTAGCAGCGGCCTTGGAGATATCTGCTTGGGAAGCAATGTGCTCTATCAATTCGGATTTGTTCACAGGAAGCCCCTCGGGAAAAGAGTGGATGAATGTCTTATGCAAATCTGATCTTCAATGCCTTGCGCCAGTGACCGTGGGCCAATGGCGGCTAGCGCATGAAAATACTGGAACAGCAGCAGAAATTGCCGTCGCAGATTAAAACCATCGCCCTGCAGGGTGTCAACAAAGACGTACCGCCGCAGCGACAGCATGGCTGCGGATTCTAGTCGCATTTGCACGGTGCTCCGGGGCTCTTCCGCCTGTTTTGTCTCGCAAACGCCGGCGCTAGGCGGATTCCGTATTGACAAACGACACCAGGGACGCCTTTTCGGCCCGGCCGTGTCGCAACGGCGCCTCAGGCGAGGCTATTTGGCGACGCGGGCACGTATCTCCGGCAGGGCCTTTTGCAGGTAGTACACCATGGACCACACGGTCAGCACGGCCGCGAGCCAGATGAGCCAAGTGCCCCATACGCCAGTATCGATGATGTCGAACAATCGTCCATCGTAGAGCAGGAAAGGAATTGCAACCATCTGCACCGTGGTCTTGAGCTTGCCCAGCATGTGCACGGCCACGCTTTTGCTCGCGCCGATCTGCGCCATCCACTCGCGCAACGCGCTGATGGCGATCTCGCGGCCGATGATGATGAGGGCCACGAAGACGTCGGCGCGCTGCATGTGCACCAACACCAGCAGCGATGCGCAGACGAGGAATTTGTCCGCCACCGGATCAAGGAAGGCGCCGAAGGCGGACGTCTGGTTGAGCTTGCGCGCGAGAAAGCCATCAAGCCAGTCGGTAGCGGCGAACACCACGAACATCGCCGTGGCGATGAGATTGCGCGTGGCCGGCTCCATCGGCGCATAGAACACGCCCACGATCAAGGGTATCGCGACGATGCGCGTCCAGGTCATGACCGTGGGAATGGTGAAAAACATGAGGAGCGATTGTGTCATGCATCGCGATGCTCCACCGCGGCGGCAACTCAGCGCAAGGCGCGGTAGATTTCCTCGGCTAGGCCATGGGAGATGCCTTCCACCGTCGCCAGGTCTTCCACGCTCGCGTCGGCCACGCCGCGCACGCCGCCGAAGCGCTGCAGCAGGCGCGCGCGCTTCTTGGGCCCCACCCCGGGAATGTCCTCCAGCCGGCTGCCGCCCGTGCGCGCCCTGGCGCGGGCCGCGCGCATGCCGGTGATGGCGAAGCGGTGCGCCTCGTCGCGGATCTGGGCCACGAGCATCAGCGCCGCCGAGTCGCGGCCGAGATAGACCTTCTCGCGCCCGTCGGCGAACACCAGTTCCTCCAGGCCCACCTTGCGCCCCTCGCCCTTTTCCACGCCCACGATGCGCGAGACGTCCAGCCCCAGCTCCGTGAACACCTCGCGCGCCATGCTCACCTGTCCCTTGCCGCCGTCGACCAGCACCAGGTCGGGCAGGCGCGCACGCTTGTCGGACACCTCGGCGCCGCCTGCCTCGCGCTGCGCCTCGGCCACCTTGCTGTAGCGCCGCGTCAACACCTGGCGCATGGCGGCGTAGTCGTCCCCGCCGGTGATGCCGTCGATCTTGAAGCGGCGGTATTCGCTGCCCTGCATCTTGTGGTGATGGAACACCACGCACGAGGCCTGCGTGGCCTCGCCTGCGGTATGCGAGATGTCGAAACACTCGATCGTGAACCGATCCAGGTCCTCGGCGTCCAGGTCCAGCGCCTCGGCCAGGGCGCGCGTGCGCGCCTGCTGCGAGCCTTCCTCGGCCAGCAGCCGGGCCAGCTGGATCTCGGCATTCTGTTGCGCCATCTCCAGCCACGCGCGGCGCTGCTCGCGCGGCTGGCGCACCGCGGTCACGCGCACGCCGCTCTGCTCCGACAAGGCCTCCAGCAGCCGCTGCTCCGCCGGCAGGCTGGTGATCAGCGTGGGCGGCACGGGCACGCCCAGGTAGTGCTGGGCCATGAAGGCTTCGAGCACCTGCGCCTCCACGGGGCAATCGGGCTGCGCCGCTCCTGCGCCCTCTTCCTGATCCTCCAACTGGAACACGCCCGCGGCGTCTTCGACATGCACGGGAAAATAGGCCCTGTCCCCCAGGTGGCGGCCGCCGCGCACCATGGCCAGGTTCACGCAGGCGCGCCCGCCTGCCACCTTCACGGCGAGGATGTCCACGTCCTTGTCCGAGACGCTCTCCACGGCCTGCTGGTGCAGCACGCGCGACAGCGCCGTGATCTGGTTGCGCACCTCGGCCGCCAGCTCGAACTCCAGCCGCTCGGAGTGCGCCAGCATGCGCCGCTCCAACTCCTGGAGCAGTTCCTGCGTTTCGCCGCGCAGCAGGGCCTCGGCGCTGCGCACGTCGCCGGCGTAGCCCTCGGGCGAAATCAGCCCCACGCAGGGCGCCGTGCAGCGCTTGATCTGGTAGAGCAGGCAGGGGCGCGTGCGATTGGCGAACACCGTGTCCTCGCAGGTGCGCAGGCGAAACACCTTCTGCAACAGCTGGATGGTCTCCTTGACTGCCCAGGCTCCCGGATAGGGGCCGAAGTAGCGGTGGCGCTTGTCCACCGATCCCCGGTAATACGCGATACGCGGATAGCGCTGGCCCGGCGCGTCGCCCTCGCCGTCCTTTTCGGCCACGCCGGTGATCTTGAGATAGGGGTAGCTCTTGTCGTCGCGAAACAGGATGTTGTACTTGGGGCCGAGCGACTTGATGAGGTTGTTTTCCAGCAGCAGCGCCTCGGCCTCGGAGCGCACCACCGTCGTTTCCAGGCGCGCTATCTTGCCCACCATGTGGCCGATGCGCGTGCCGCCATGCTGCTTGGCGAAGTAGCTGCTGACGCGCTTTTTCAGGTTGCGGGCCTTGCCCACGTACAGCAGCACGCCCTGCGCGTCGAAATAGCGGTACACCCCGGGCAGCGGAGGCAGGGCCGCCACCTGAGCGAGCAGTTCATCGGAGTGCGTTGCGGACATGGCGCTATTGTGGGCGTGGCAACAGTCCGTCGAGGGCGGAGCAGGCAGGCCCCGCGCTACCAGCCAAGAAGCGAGGCCTGCCCTGGTGCGGCAGCCGGTGCCGCCGCGCCACCGTGAATGCGGATCAATGCAGGTGGCGCGGGCGGCGGCCGCCGCCATGGCCGCTGCCGCCCTGCCCGCCAAGGCCGCGCGGAGGCTTGCCGATCTCCAGCGAGTTCACCAGCGCGTCGAACCGCTGCGAGAACAGCTTGTCGATCTCCGAAACCACCCCTCCCAGCTGCGAGCCGTCGAAGTGGCGCTCCATGAGGTTGATCACGTCCTGCACCAGCAGGTCGCGCTGCACCTGCATGATGGCCGCGGGCGTGGGCCCCACGAACAGCATCACGAAATCGTCGCGCGCGTCCTCGTCCTCGGGCGCCTCTTCCTCATCGAACTCGGTGTCGTAGAAGGTCACCTCGATGGCCGCGCCCTGCTCGGCCAGCTCGTTGAGGCTCATGCACATCTCATCGAGCGACTGGCGGAAATCCTCATCCCCGCTCACCGTCCAGCACATCTGGAGCACATGCTCCTTGGCGTCGAACTGGATGCCCGGCTCCTCCTCGTAGGCGCTGGCCGCGCCATCGGCAAGCGAGCGCGCCCCGGCGTATTTCCACAGCGGCTTGAGCGCCTCCTGGATCTGGTTGAAGTCCACATCGGCCCGCAGCTGCACCTGGCCGTGGACATGGATTTCAAAAGGAGCAGTGTAATGTGACATATCGAATCTTCATGGTGCCCCGAGCCGGGGTCGAACCGGCACGCCCCTTTGCAGGAAGCGGCGGATTTTAAGCCAGAGCATGACATCCGCGCCGGGTTAACGCTAGGCTTGGATGAGGCTTGCTGTGGCAGGTTTTCCCCGAGGCCAATGACTCCCATCATATCCCGGTGCGCGATGCAATCCGCCCCGGTTCCCTTACGCTTGGCTCCTAGCCGGCCCCTGGAATCGGAGCCTTTCAGGAGCACCTCATGGCGAAGATCAAACTCACAAAGTCCGTCGTTGACACGGCGCAGGCGCAGACCTGCGACGTGGAACTCCGGGATACGCTCGTTCCGGGCTTCTTGTGCAAGGTTACACCAACCGGGCGCAAGGTATTCATGGTTCAGTACCGCACAAACTCCGGCGTGCGGCGCAAGCCGGCACTCGGCCAATTCGGCGAGCTGACGGTCGAACAAGCACGATCGCTGGCGCAAGACTGGCTGGCCGAAGTCCGGCGCGGCGGCGACCCTGGCCACGACAAGGCCGAAGCCCGCAAGGCGCCGACGGTCAAGGAACTGTGCGGCCGGTTCATGGACGACCACTCCAAGCCGCACAACAAGCCCAGCACGCAGGCCGGCTACCAGTACCAGATCGACAGCTTTGTCATCCCGGCCTTCGGTAGCAAGAAGGTTCACGAGGTCACGCGCCACGACATCACCGCGCTGATGAAGCGCATGGAGAAGTCACCCACCCAGGCCAACCGCGTGCTGTCGCTCGTCCGAAAGATGTTCAACCTTGCCGAACTGTGGGGCTATCGGCCCGATGGCTCCAATCCCTGCCGCCACGTGCCCAAGTACCCGGAAAAAGGCTCGACCCGGCTCATCACCGACGAACAGATGGCCAGCCTGTTCGCCTACTTGGACAAGGCCGAGGCCGAGGGACTGGAACACCCGATCTATCTGCTGGCCGTCCGGCTGCAATTCGAGTTCGCGGCCCGAATGTCGGAGATCCTGCTGTTGCAGTGGGATTGGCTCGACTTGCCCAATGGCCGGGTTGTCTGGCCGGACAGCAAGACGGGCGATATGTCCAAGCCGTTGAGCGAGGAAGTCCGCCAGCTACTGACGAACGCGCCTCGCTATGACCAGTCGCCCTACGTCTGCCCGGCTATCCTCGACCATGACAAGCCACTCGGCCCCCATTCTTACTATCAGGCGTGGCGGCGCATCCTTGATCGCGCCGGAGTACCGAAGGTCGGCACCCACGGTATCCGCCACCGCTCAGCGACCGACATTGCCAATTCCGGTATCCCCGTCAAGGTCGGCATGGCGCTGACCGCGCACAAGACCGTGGCGATGTTCATGCGCTACGTCCACACCGAGGACGACCCGGTGCGTAAGGCGGCCGAGTTGGTGGCGAGCCGGCGCAAGTCGGTCGTCAGCACGCGCCAAGAACCGAAAGAGGTAACCACATGATCAGTAACCAGAAACTCGCCATGGCGCCCCTGATTGCCGTGTCGCCGTCAAGCCAATCGGCTCGGCTGCCCTCCCCGCCCGTACATCGCGCTGGCGACTGGAAAAGTGTGCCCGTTTCGGGTATAGTTTGGAGGTCAAGATGACCATCGTCCTCAAGCGGAGGGACTTTGCGCGGTGGCAGGCGGGCGAAAAGCTGCCTGATGCCGCCTTGTGCAAGGCGGTTCAGGAGATGGAAAGCGGTCTGATTAACGCGGACTTGGGCGGCTTCCTCTACAAGAAGCGGGTGGCCCGCCCCGGCGGTGGCAAGAGCGGCGGCTACCGCACGCTGCTGTCGGCCCGGTTCGGTAGCTGCTACGTGTTCCTGTATGGGTTCCCCAAGAGCGACAAGGCAAACATCACACAGGACGAAAAGAAGGCGCTGCAGTTCGCCGGCAAAGTGTTCCTGGAACTGTCCGCCGAAGCCTTGTCGAAGGCGTTGCAGTCGGGCGTGTTATTGGAGGTGCATTGTGAGCAAGATCATTGAATCCCTGCGTGACGACCTGTCTGCGCTCCACGAAGCGGGAGCGATCAGCAAGGTGACGATGCGCGAGTTCGACGCGATCTGCCCGCCGCCGGTGCGGGAGTTCAATGCTGCTGACATCAAACGCCTGCGCGAAGCCTTGAAGTTCAGCCAGCCGGTGTTCGCTCTTCATTTGCACACATCGGCCTCGACTGTGCGCAAGTGGGAGCAAGGCGACACCCATCCCACGGGGCCAGCGCTCAAACTGCTCAACGTCATCGCCGACAAGGGCTTGCAGGCCATCATCTGATGCCTGGCGAGGGAGACAGTATTGGCGACCCGAATTGACCCTTTCAGCTCACAGCACCTTGAAGCCGCGTGCCGCGTGCTCGCCGATACCGAGCGCGGCCTGAGCGGAACGCAGATCGATCGCCTACTGCAAGAAATCGAGGTTGCCGACACGTCGCCCGGCATGACCAAGTGGAAGCGGCTGTTCAATGCGCTGGCCGGCGCGCAGAACCACCACCAGCTCGGCAACCATCTCATCATGTTCATCAATCGCGCGATGAACCCGGTGAACTACGCCCGCGACCCTGCGACGTTTGCATGGCGGCGTGACGAACTGAATGTTGTCCTTGCCTTCTCCGGTTTCTATGTGCGCGAAGACGGCAAGGTCGGGCACGCCGACAAGGCCACGACGCTCGATGCCGCGCGCGCCCGCGCGGGACGACTCAAGGCCGCGCTGGAAAGTCGCGTCGTCCACGCGGAAGTGCTGAACTATTGCCGTGCCGAGCTGCTGGATGAAAACTATTTCCATGCGGTGTTCGAGGCAACGAAAGGCGTTGCGGAGCGGATTCGCCTGCTGTCGGGCCTGAACGGCGATGGCGCTGACTTGGTGAACAAGGCATTCGCGGGCCAGCAACCCATTCTCGTCTTGGGCCCACTCACCACCGAGTCCGAAAAGAGCGAGCAGAAAGGCTTTGCCAACCTGCTGATCGGCCTGTTCGGCGCCGTGCGCAATCCGCTGGCCCATGCACCCAAGACGCATTGGCCCATGTCCGAACAGGACGCGCTGGACATCCTGACGCTGGTATCGCTGATTCACCGCAAGCTGGATGGCAGCACGAAGGTATTGGTGTGATGGATCAGCCACGATCCCTTGGTCTTCTTATCCATTTTATTTCCATTGGAGGCCAGCGACGGGCCGCCACGCCTAGATTCCAATTGCTACCAATCTATTTATCCAAACCTTATGCCAAACAATCCACCGTTTTCGGTGGCATCGGTCAAACGTTTAGGCAGCACATAGTCGTTGAGGTCGAAGCCATCGATGGTTTCCTTGAAGGCATCGGCTTCATTCATCGTCACGATGTACTGAAAGCCAAGCTCCTGCGCGATCTCTGAGCCAAGACGCAATGCGCTCATGACCTAGCGCCCGTCAACGCCATCGAACAAATGGCTGTCATCCGGCTTTGACCCCTGACGCCTCCGGCCCTCTTGGGCCTGCGCGCGGCTTTTAGTTCGCCGACTGCGGTCAAGGAGTACCTGCGCGCCAAGCTGGCCGGCTTCGAGCACGAAGTGTTCGCGGTGCTGTTCCTCGATACGCAGGATCGCCTGATCGAATACGCCGAGATGTTCCGAGGCACCATCGACAGCGCATCGGTGAATCCGCGCGAGCTGGTCAAGGAGGCACTGCGGCTCAATGCGGCGGCGGTCATCGTTTCGCACAACCATCCGAGTGGCAATTCCGAGCCGAGCGGCGCCGACAAGGCGCTGACCCAGCGGCTCAAGGAGTCGCTGGTGCTGGTGGACGTCCGCACACTGGATCACATCATCGTGGCGGGCGGCAACATCACGTCCTTTGCCGAACGCGGCCTGATCTAACCGAGGGGACTTCGGCCCCCTTTTTTGCTTCGTCCAGCGATGCAACTCCGGCCCTCGAGGGCCTGCGCGTGCTGCGCACTTGCCGAAAGCCGGGGTGTGTGGAGTTGCGAGGGATGCGGTCTTGCTGTTCCCTTCATCGTGCCACGGCGTTCTCGCCGTCAAGGGCTGCGCGCCGATGGCGCTTGCGTCCTGGCGGCCGTCGTTGACCCCTGACTGCTTGCGCTGCGCCGTGCCCCGGAAGGGTCGGGCAATTCCGCCCGGCAACCTTTCAGGAGTTCACCATGAACATCGCACTCATCACTGCCGCGCAGCGCATCGTGCTGCTGGCCAACGGCCGCGAATCCTTGGACAACCCGGACTTCGATCCGGCGCCCGTGGTCAAGCTGTTCACGCCGGACGCCGGCGCGACCTGGCTGCTGACCGAGATTGGTCCCGATGACCATGACCACGCCTTTGGTCTTTGCGACCTGGGCCTGGGAATGCCGGAAATCGGCTGGGTTAGCCTGGGCGAGCTGGCGACGGTGCGCGGCAGGCTGGGCCTGCCGATCGAGCGCGACCTGTCGTTCCGCGCCGAGAAGCGGTTGAGCGCCTACGCGCGCGATGCGCGGCTGGCCGGGCGGATCGTTGTCTGATCTCGCCCTTGGAGCGCCGCCAGGCGCTCCTTGTGCTTTCTCAACTGTCGAAGGAGATCAATGCCATGAGCAGCCATCACGATTACATCATCGAAATCACGGCAGAGCACGATACGCTCAAGCCATTCGCGCCGGAGAACGGTCGGCCCTTGCGCTTCAAGATCGGCGACGCGGTGATCTACACCAACGAGTTTGGCGCACAGTTCCTGCACCGTGTCACCGGGTTCTACCGGCTAACCGGGCTTTCTGGCCTGTACGCGCGCGGTGCGCGCTACCTGCTGAACTCGTCATCGCCGTGGATGCCGGTTTCGGAATCCAGCCTGCGCCCTGGCGACTCGGCTTGATGCCTTCGCGCCCCTGACGGGGCGCTGCGCGCTTCGCTTGCCTCCAGGGGAAAGCCCTGCGGGCTATCCCCGCCGCGCGCAGCTTGGCGCCCCTCGATACCGCCGAACCGGCTGTGCCGGCTCTGCCACAAAGCCACTGCCGCAAAAAGCAGTAGAGCCAGTTTCCCGATGCCTGCGACATGGTGTCTGTCCTGGGCATCTTGCTCATCCAGCGTTGAAGTCCGGGCGTCCCCGGCCACCTGGGAGATGGTCGGTCGCGCTGTCGTGCTTCGCATCGAGCCCCCTGCGGGGTCTCGCCCCATTCGGGCTTCCATCGTTCCCTCGCTCCGCTCGGCTGACGTCTCCGGCCCGGCTTCCAGCTTCGGGCCTGCGCGCTTCGCTTGCCGTGCGGTCGGCACAGATTGGCGGCCGTTGCCTGTCCAGCCATCTTTCCTGACTCCATCACCTTGCTCGCGACTGTAGCCCGCGGCCGTGTGCCGTCAAGGCGCGCAGGACCGTGTCCTCGGCTGCGCCTGCGGGCCGCACCAACCCCGCGCTTGTCTCCTTGACGGCCCCCATCCATGGGCTCCCTTCCGTCGCGGGCGATGAACTCAGGAAAGACGGTGGCAACGAGGCCAGCCGGGTTCTTCGTGCCGACCGCACCAAACAGCCGGAAGGCTGGGCTTCGAATCTAGGAATCCGGTATGCGGTTTTCTTCAACAGCCAACTTTGTCAGGAGAAAGATCATGCTTGCAACCCGTTTCGCTTCCCATTCCCCCACGCTTCGCAGCGACTACCCGCTGTCGGATGACCAGATTCGCAGGGTGGCCCCGTCCATCTTCGCGGACGCCCCGCACCAAAGCCGCTCAGAGCGGTACAGCTACATCCCCACGGCGGCGGTGCTGACCGAGCTTCGCAAGGAAGGCTTCCAGCCCTTCATGGTGGCGCAGACCCGCGTGCGCGATGAAGGCAAGCGCGAGCACACGAAACACATGCTGCGCCTGCGCCATGCCAGCCAGATCAATGGCGCGGAAGCTAACGAAATCGTGCTGCTGAACTCGCATGACGGCACCAGCAGCTATCAGATGCTGGCCGGAATGTTCCGTTTCGTGTGCAGCAATGGGCTGGTGTGCGGTGACACCGTGGCCGATGTGCGCGCACCCCACAAAGGCAACGTGGCCGGGCACGTCATTGAGGGCGCTTACGAGGTGTTGAGCGGCTTCGAGCGGGTCAAGGAATCCCGCGACCTGATGCGCGGCATCACCTTGGACGATGGCGAATCCGAAGTGTTCGCCCGCGCCGCGCTGGCGTTGAAGTACGACGACCCGGACAAGCCCGCGCCCATCACGGAAAACCAAATCCTGATGCCGCGCCGCTTCGATGACCGCCGCCCGGACCTGTGGAGCGTGTTCAACCGCACGCAAGAGAACCTGACCAAAGGCGGATTGCATGGCCGCAGCGCCAATGGCCGCAGGCAGCAGACCCGCCCCGTGCAAGGCATTGATTCCGACGTTCGCTTGAACCGCGCCCTATGGCTGCTGGCCGATGGCATGCGCGCACTCAAAGCCTGATCCGTCCCCCGCCGGAGGGGCGGTTTCCCCTCCATTCCCTGTCTGTTTCACTTGATTGGAGATACACCATGAACGCCGTTAACCACACCGAAGCCCACGCCGTCACTGCCGCCAACGTGCTGCAAGCCGCAGACCCGAGCAAGAACATGATTCTGGTTCCGCTGTCGCGGCTGGTGCTGCGCCCCACGGGCCGCAACGTGCGCAAGACCCCGCGCATGTCCATCCCAGAACTGGCCGCGAGCATCCAGCGCGTGGGCCTGCTGCAAAACCTCATCGTGATTCCCGCCAATCAACATGTTGAAGGTGGCGAGCATTACGAGGTGGTGGCCGGTGGCCGCAGGCTGGCCGCGTTGAAGCTGCTGGCGAAGAAGCACCGCATCGCCAAGGATTGGGAAGTGCCTTGCCTGCTGGTGGCCGATGGCACGGCGCGCACCGCCAGCCTCACCGAGAACGTGCAGCGCGAAGCCATGCACCCGGCAGACCAGTTTGAAGCCTTTGCCGCGCTGGTGGCCGAAGGCCGACCGATTGAAGACATTGCAGCGGATTTCAGCGTTACGCCGCTGGTGGTACAGCGGCGCTTGAAGCTGGCGAATGTTTCGCCCCGGCTGATGGCCGACTATCGAGCCGATACCGTGACGCTCGATCAGTTGATGGCGCTTGCGATCACCGACGACCACGCCGCGCAGGAAGCCGCGTTCTACGATGCGCCAACGTGGCAGCGCAGCCCGCACAACCTGCGCGAACGCCTGACCGAACGGGAAATAGACGCCTACCGGCATCCGCTGGTGCGCTTCGTCGGGCTGGACACCTACGAACAGGCGGGCGGCGGTGTTCGCCGTGACCTGTTCGCAGAAGGTGACGCGGGCGTGTATTTGACCGATGCCGCATTGCTGGAACGGCTGGCGCAAGACAGGCTGGCGGGCATCGCCGCTGAGGTGAAGTCCGAAGGCTGGGCATGGGTGGATATTGCGCCCGCCGCCATCTATGCGGATTTGCAAGCCTTCCAGCGTGCCCCGAGGGAGCGACGCGAGCCGAGCAAGCGCGAAGCCCTGCGCATCGAGAAGCTGCAAGCCAAGATGCGGGAGGTGGCCGAAGCCCTCGATGCCGCGATGGAGGCCGACGACGAGGACAAGGCCGAAGCCTTGCAGGAGGAAGGCGAAGCCCTGGGCGAGCAATTGCAGGCGTTGGAAGATGGCTTGCAGGGCTACAGCACGAGCGTGAAGGCCGCAGCCGGGGCCATCGTCACCATCGACCGCAACGGGCAGATCGTGATTCATCGCGGGTTGATGCGTGAGGCCGAAGCGAAGGCGCTGCGCACGCTGGAACGGCTACGGCAGGGTTTCGGCAGCGAGGAAGCCGAGAACAACGACGAAGGCGACACGGCAGACGAAGCGAAAGCACCCGCCATGTCCGACCGGTTGGCGCAACGGTTGAGCGCCCACCGCACTGCCGCGCTGCAAATCGAAGTCGCCCGGCATCCGCAGGTGGCGCTGGCCGCGCTGGCGCATGGCATGGTGCAAACCGTCCTGCAGGAACGCCCCTACGGGCAAGACCAACCGCTGGGTGTGCGCCTGACCGTGCAGAACCGGCTGGAAGGCATGGCGCCGGACTGGCCGGAATCGTCCGCCGCCGTGGCGCTGCGCGAGATTCAGCAAGCATGGGGCGGCAAGCTGCCCAAGGACAGCGCCGAACTGTTCGCCGCGCTGCTGGTGATGGAGCAAGGCGAACTGGTGAAGCTGCTGGCCGTGTGCGCGGCGTCCACGGCGGACGTGGTGACGCACCGCGCCACACCACACCAGCCGGGCGCGGGACTGGCGCAGGCCGTGGGGCTGGACATGGCCGTATGGTGGCAGCCGACCGCCGAGGGGTATTTCCGGCATGTGCCGAAGGTCGTCATCCTGCAAGCCGTGGGCGAGTTCGCGCCGGAGCATGTCACCCGGCTAGCGAAACTCAAGAAGGTCGACATTGCCAGCGAAGCCGAGCGGCTGGCCGATGGCACGGGCTGGATGCCCGCCATCTTCAAGGCCGAAGGCACGCAGGAGGACGCGCCCGAGGAAGGCCCGCAGGATGCGGAGCAGCACGATGCGGAAGAAGCCGCCACCGTGGCGGATGAACCCGCAGAGGCATTGGCCGCGTGACCCTCGCCGCAGGAAGCGCCCCGGTTTCGGCCGGGGCGCTTCCTGCAAGGAGCCAGACCATGCCCACGACCAACACCAGCCGCCCGCGCATGGCGGCGGTCTATGCGCCCGGCACGGTGCGCGGCCACCGCCTGCCTTCGGGCTGGACGGCCCGCGCCGACCGCACGGACATGCACCCCATCACGGGCCGCTCTTGGCCGCGTGCCGTATGGTGGATCATCGAGACGAAGGAATAGCCGTCATCCCAGCACCGGCCCCAGCGTCTCGCCGTGGGGCCGATGAATACAAAAATCCGGGCGCGGCGGTAGCCGCGCCCGGTACAGAAGCCAAGCTGCCGGAACATCACGCGCCGCCGCCTGCGCCCAGAGGCAAGCGGCGGCGTTGAAGGCATTGCGGTGCGGCGCGATGCCTCGGGCACGTTCTACCCAAGAGAATGGGGCTTCGTAGCGCAATTGCACGTGTGGAATATGCTCTAATTTCCCTGCTTATTGGTGGCAGGGCGTAGCTGGTGCCCAGGCCTCCGTAGCAGCCAAACAAGAAGGAGGAGTTGTGGCGGAGACAATAAACATTGGTGAGATCGCACCGAGGCTTTCAAAGGATATTTTGAAGCATTTCTTGTGGGGAATTCATCCCAAGATGGATGACAACTTTGAGTGCTCCAATGAAAAGCACCTTGGCGAAGGTGGAAAGCCAAAGGCTACCCACCCCGGTGACGTTGTTTTCTTGTACCAAGATCCATATTTAGGCAAGACGGTTTATCTCCACACCGATTTAAAGAGCTATGCCGCTGATTCAATTAACTCTACTAGATTGCGCAGTGCCTTCAAATCACTGTGCATGACGATTGACTGTGCGCGAGGCTCAGATTCTTGGAGGTCAAAATACTCCGTTGACGAATCAGAGGCGTATGAGGTTCGTGGGCTGCTATTCGTTCACAATCATGACAATGGCTACGACAAGCCATTTTATGAGGCCATCGACAAGGTCGATCTGCAAGCACTTCCTGTGGCACCTGGAACTCAGCTGCATTACCTTGGGCCAAAAGACATTCAGCGCCTGTACAGCATAGCGAACGACGTTCTCCGCCTGAAAGGCGAAGGTGAACTGCCGCAAACATACACGTTCTACTACCCTGATTTGGTGATGTCACGCCGACAGGGGGATGTTTGGGCGCAGCCGGCGACTGTAGAGACGCTGACTTCACCATACATCATCATCAAGCACGCCGCAACGGATAGTCAGAGTGCGGGCTACATCATCTACTACAACGCACCTGCATCCAGCCCAGAAGAGTTTGAGTACTTTCTCGACAGCTTGTCGAGGTTCCAGATGCTGGAGTCCGGTGAGCGAATTTTGCTGCGCGTCACTGACCCAGACGCACCCAATGATCTCAAATCCATCTTCCTCACAGCCCAGAAGAAATATGTAAAGGCCTGGGGGTTTGATCCTGCACGCGAGGAAATTCTCGCGAAGATCCAGATTGAAAGGATTACAAGCGTTACCAGCACGTATAATCCGGGAGATATGGGATGGCGGGAATGA